CTTTCATCGTTGTAATCGCACCAGATAAGCCACTGTTCCCACATTTTGCTGTTTGCAAGGTCAGCCGCTTTATCTGTCCTATCTTCCAAGCTTTCTTTTCTCGCGTTTCTGCGTTCGTCAAGCGTTTTCGCAAGCTGTACGAATAGTGTTCCTTCTTCCGGTTCGCGCTCTGTGAAAATCTTCTTTATATTCAGCGGAGGCAAGTCATATCCTTCTTCTTCATAACCTAAGTCTTTAGGGCTATTGAAATAGATCGCCCATGTAGCAAACCATTCCCAAAACTTATTAACGCCAGCTTTCTTCAAGCGCCATTTTGACGTATCGCCGCTGTCGTGGATAAAGTACGTTGCAAGCATTTCTGCACGGCTCATAATGCCGAGGAATTCACAGCTTGTACCAATCTCCGTGTAATCGTTCGGCGCTATCGTCGCGGTGCATAACAGCCTGTACGGAGTCTTACAGAACATATCCGTAAGAATCTGCTGATACTTGCCAGTGAACGATTTCAAGATTGACGATTCATCCAGACACACACCAACAAAAGCCGCGCTGTCAAAGTGTTCTATCATTTCATAGTTTGTGATATTGATACCGTTGATAACATCTTCTTGCTTGCGGCAGACGTTGACGGCACATATCTCAAACTTCTGAGCTTCACGCTGCGTCTGATTCACAACTGACAGCGGCGAAACAATCAGTACAGGCTTGTTAGTCTGCTTGTGTACGGCATTGCACCACTCCAACAGCATTAGCGTCTTTCCAGTTCCGCATCCGGTCAAGATAGCACACTTGCCTTTTTTGCAAGCCCATGTGATTATGTCTTTCTGATAGTCAAAAGCATACGGAGTAATCGAATCGCGGTCTATGTCGAAACCACACGCTTCCGCTCTCATTTCCTTTGTTTTCAGAAATTCTTCATACGTCACCGCTCCCGCCCCCTGTCCGTTTTTTCTTCCTGCTCTTCAATCAATTTGATTGCCTGCGTCCTGCTGATATTCCCGACATTGAGAATAGGCTTGCCGTCTGCCGTCGTGATCTTGAGATTATAGAGGCCGGTTTTTACCCGTGTTAGCTCATTGACAAGCTCAACCATTTTGTTTTCCCCCTGTTTTTTCAGTAAGGTACATAGCGCATACACAGCCCTTGTCAAACACGCCCGCGATTTTTCCGCTCTGCACAGCGATCAGAAACGTGTCTTTTTCATCGATGCTGTCAGCCTCGATGTTGATAAAGCTATCGGCGTGATTCAGCACAACAATACAGCGTTTCATGTGCCGCTCCGGTTCCCCGTGAGTTCCGTGCAAAAGCGCCAAAAGGTAGCACGGACATCGGTAAAGACGTTTTTCTTTTTCGGCTTGCGTGAAAAGCCTTGCAAATGGTTAAATTTTATGCTATTTTTATCTTGCATTGTCCATTCCCTTCTATAAGCCGCCCCCGGTTTTAGCCACGCCGGGGACGGTTTTTTATTTTCCTGCTGCGCTTACTTGATGTCCACGACGTGGTATCTGCCGTAGCCGCTGGTTCTGCCGCTGCCAATTCCCAAACCAAAACCGGCATAATCGATGATTGTTGCGATTTCGGAAATGCTGTAGACATGCTCGGTGTAGCTGATGGGGATTTCCGCTTTCCAGCCCTGGAAATGATTCAGGCGGCAAGTGACCGGGGAGCCGCGCTTCGGAGTCATGAGGCGGGTATCGACAAAATGATTTGCAAAGGTGATCGGGACAAGGCCACGAGGGGCTACGATGTTCACGGCGTTATCAAACTTGGTGCTGTACTTGTCAATTTCATTGCGGCAAACTGCCTGTCCCCAGCTCTTTTTCAGACCGAAAGCCGTAATGCAAGGCGCGTTGTTCTTGAGCATGTCATAGAACATTTCTTCGGTGCATTCCTCGTTTGTGCTCTCACAAGGAACACCATCCCTCCAGTGCATGGATGTGATAATCTGCTCCCAGCGGTTGCTATGCTGCGCTTCCCACAAAGCCTGCGCCTTGCGGTCATCAGCAATAAGCGCTCTCTCGTTGGAAGCGTTCATCTTGTTCAGAACAAGGTCGCCGTCGCCTTCGATCACGATGATGGCGTGATTGACCTTTGCTTTCTGAATCACGATCTCCTGAGTTTCCGTCTGTTTCTCTTTCTTGGTAGCCATTGTGTTTTCCTCCTGTTTTTTTGTTTTTGGGGGCTTGAAAGCCCTGCGAAGGAATGAATTGTTGTGTTCTGAAAAGAGATGTGTTGTTCTTTTGTCGAGTTGTTTGTTCTGTCATGCAAGCTGCATGAAGGAACTGTTTCATTCCTTCGCACGGCGTTCAAACCGTGCGCTTTTGAATTGTCGTGATGGGTCTTGAAATCTGCTGTTTTGTTCTGTTATGTTATGTCGTGTTTCGAGCCAAGCTCGGAGAAGGATTAAAACTCATTCAAGTGTTTTGTTTTATACTGCTCTGTGATGTTTTTTGCGGTACTCTTCTTTTGTCTGAATGAAGGTTTAACCCTTCTCCCAGCTTGGCTGGGAGCCGATTTTCACGACGCTGCTTGCTTGAATCTCACGGCCTTGCAGGAGGTCAGCAACCGTGGAGCCGGGTGGAGATCGGCGATTTTACGCCGCGCAAATGGTGTAGCCTGCCGCCATCCGCGATATTAAGAAGTGTCAGAAGGGACACTTTCGGGCGCAAGGCCCTGTGAAAGGCTGATAACCTGTATTGATGTGTCATGAGTTATCGTTTCATGATCTGCGCTGTCATAGGTTGTATTCCTGTTTTATCTTTGATTCTAAAGTGTTCGGTGAAGGTTCAGCCCTTCACACGGCCTTACAGCCGTGCGCGTTGATTTGTGTTATCGTGGTGTCTCTTGTAATCTGCTGTTCTATATTTCTCTGTTCTGTGTTTGAGCCATCGGCTCTGCGAAAGGCTGACATGTGCTGTTTTGTTATGTTCTGTTCTGTAATGTTCTTGTATTGCGGTGTGTTTTTCTGTCCCGTCTTTGAAGAACCATTCAGCCCTTCGCAGATCCGAAGCTCCGCGATTAAAATGTCGTGTTGTTTCCTATCGTTTCGTCTGTTTGCCTGTAATGTCCGTTGATGTTATGAGTTGCTTTTGAAGCTCGGCGCTTCGCAGAAGGTTTATCTTCTAAGGTGACATGTTTTGTATTGCAATATGGTCTTTTGACGTTTTTTGTCCTTTGGTGTACTTAATTATCATGTCGTTTACTTGATTTATCGTAAACTTTCCTTTGAGGGATAAACCCTCTGCGAAACGCCGTCTTCTGTAATGAGCTCTTCTGATGTGTTACATTGTGTTCAATTCTGTCCTTTAGTTGCCTTTGGTTCGCCATACGGCGCTCCGGCAAGAGCATGTAGTGAGTTGATTTGTGGTGTTTTCTGCTGATTTGTCATGTAATGCCGTTTCATTTCATGTTCTTGTCCTGTGCTTTTCAAGGGCGTACATGCCCTTGCTGGAACGCCGTGTTCTATAGTGCAATGTCTTGATCTGATCTGTTTTTTGGTTAGGTGTCATGTAGTGTGTTTGTGCTGTTCCAAACAGCACCGTCAAAGGATCCTGTCCTGAAGTATGGTTTTCTGTCCTGTTCTTTTTTATGTTGTTTCGATGAATAGTGATCTTGGGCCGAAGCCCTTGACGGTGCTGTCTGATATGTGATGTCCTTTATTGATCTTTTCTATGGTTTTGTGTTATTTCATATTTCGCGCCGTGGGCGCGGTCATGACTTGAGGTTTTCTGTTTTGTGATGTGGTGTAATGTTCTTTCCTGTTCTTTTATGTGTTTTTTCTCATTTTTGGCTTTCTCAAGCCATGACCGCGCCCACGGCTGAATATCACGGGAACTGCGAAATTAACCAATCAAGCTCCTGCAAGCTCTGATATTTCCGCTTGAAGCTTTGCAGCGCGGCATAAGCCTCTTGAAGAAGCGCCTGGTATTCGTCTTGCCGCTTGAACACTTGCGTCAGCGGCCTGTAGCCGCAACCGTCGATTTTGTGAAAGGTTCTGACCTCCGGCTCGTTCTCTTTTACTTCCTCACGCTTGATTACCAGACAGCCAACAACATTTCGCGCTTCCTGAATCCAGCATTTTTGAGCCGCCTTGTTAACGTCCCATGTAAAGCACTTGTGCAGCTCGGACTTTTCGTCTTTTGCCCGCTCCACAATCTGCTCCGCCGTGGCGCTCTCGCCAATAGCCGCAATCTCGTCTGCGACTGTCTGTGCGTCCACGCCCTTGTACAGAACCTCTCCGATCTTGCTCCACTTTGATGTTACATTGTCCATTTTTTTACCCTCAATTATTTGGCTTCTGTGTACTTGCCCTCGTGAAACTTGATCGTCCCGAATGACATCCGAGCCTTGCACTCGCCAAACTCATCATCATGGGCGAAAGGGTCAACCTCTTCCGCCTCGACCGTTTCAAGCCGGGGCTTGTCCTGAGCCTGTAACCACCGGCACAGATCGCCCGCGCCACGGACGAACCCATATCCCGCGAGAGCCGCCAGCAGGACGTAAAACGCCCGAATTTCGATTTTGTAAGCGCCCGCCAGAATCACGGCCAGCATAGCCGCCATAACAAGCGTTACAAATACGGATTTGTTTCTGTTCATTGTGCTTCCTTCCTTTCGCCTGTTTACAGGCGTTTTGTTTTAAGATAGCCGCGATCCAAAATATCGCTTATTTCTACTTGTGTTCGCCGCTTTTCGTAGATTACGCTACACTCGGCGCGGTGCTGTTTGAATTTCTCACAATGCGCCCCGCATCCTGGATAGCGCCCCGGACAATCACGCGGGCATACGGTTTTGACGGTCATGGTGCTACACTCCGTAAAACCTCAACGGCCTGTTTAATCAGATCCGCTTTGCGGCGATAGTCACTTTTGAACGGTTTAACCGTTAACTCCGCCAAATAGCTAAAGCGGGCGACTTCCTCAGTCAGGCAATCTATCATCTCCTGCATTGTTTCCCTCCGTTATGCGAGCGTTCATCCCGCAAAATTGCATGTTTACGATTCCTGTTGCGCCGTGCCGGTTTTTGTCAACAATCACTTGCAAATCTTGGCTTTCCCACGGCTTTGGCTTGTCTTCTTCTTTTGCGTAAGCCGCCGGGCGAAACAGCAAACTCACAACGTCACTGTCCTCTTCAATCGCGCCGCTGTCACGCAGATCAGCCATTGTAGGCCGCTTATCAATCCTGCCCTCACTTTGTCTGTTGAGCTGGCAAAGGGCGATAATCGGGATTTTGAGCGATAGCGCAAGCTGTTTCAGGCGGTGTGCGGTGTCGGTCATGATATCGTATCTACTGCCTGTGATACGCGGTCTGACAAGTCCCATGTGGTCAACAATAATCAGATCAAGCCCGTCAATGCACCTTGCCTCGCGCTCTATGTCATCAATCGTTGACGGCACATCCCGGATGTAAAACTGGAGCTTTGACAGTTCGTCAAAAGCATTTGACAATCTCGCCCAGCTCTTATCATCCTGCCCGCGCATCCCGTCATAGATACGCGAACGGCTGATACCGGATTTACTTGCAAGGCGGCACGACCACAATTGCACAAGCGGCATTTCCAGGCTGATATACAGGACTTTCCCACCGTGAGCGGCTATGTTGTCGCCAATTGTGAGGGCGATTGTTGACTTGCCTGTGCCCGGTCTTGCTGCTATGGTAATCAGCCCGCCCATTACAAGCCCGCCAGAAAGCTGCTTGTCAAGGCTTGCGAATCCGGTTGAAAGGAACGTCCGCGCTTCCCCGGCGGCTACTGCGTTGATGTAGTCCATAACGTAGTTTGCCGCGTCCATTGGAGCCATAACATTACCGCCGCCGTCTCTGAGGATGTCTTGTAGCTTTGCAATTGCCTCAGCAGGGGACAGCTCACCGCTTGCGATTGCTGTGCCTATCTCACGCCCGCGCCGCTTCTGTGCGTCCTCATGGATAATGCGGGCGGTAGCTTCGACATTGGCGCTTGTGACGTAAAGCCGCATCAAATCCGCGCAATATTCCGTTGTCACGGCGCGGCCTTGCTTGACTGTCTCAGCCTGTATCAGCGCCGCATTGCAAGCCGCTCCGCTTGCTGTCAGGCTTGACGCGGCTGCATAGATCGCCCGCGCCGCCTCGTTTTGAAAATCGCCCTCTGTGACAATCCCGCGCACCGCTGCAAGCGTCTCCGTTGGGTACATGAGAATACACCCGGCAAGGTCATTCTCTGCGAGGGCTATTTGTCTCTCATCGCTTGTCATAGCCTGGTATCGTCCTCATATCCTGCCATTGCCCGGAACCTTCCGGCCACTCCACCATGTATCGGAGGTCATAGCTTTCAGACTGCTTCAGCTTTTGCGGCTGTGATTGCTGTTTTTTGGCTAAATCATGCCGTTGTTCCGCTTCCAAAACAGCCTCCATATTTTTCAGCCCGTCGCGTTCGTAGCTTTGCAAAATGCCTCGAATGTACCGAAAATCCAGTTTCCGAGAATCAAGAGCAATGCCAAAAGCATGTAATACAACGTCAGCTCCCAAACTTGCAGTATAGCTTTTTAAGTCCTCAATGCACATTTGGGATGGCGTCGGGTTTATCCTGTCGAGGAAAAATGACATAACTTTCGCAAGCTCAGGATCGTTGCTGCGGCTGCTTCGGCTTGATTCCTGCGCGCTCGTGTTGGTTTTTGCTTCTTGGTTGGTTTCGGATTCCGTATTCGTATTCGGATTGGATTGGATTGGATTACGGGAACATTTGCTTGCATCTGCTTGCAGTTGCTTGCAGTTGCTTGCAGATGTTTGTAATTGTCCGTCAGGCGCTGGATATTTGCTCTTTTTCGCACGAACAGTCTGATGCCGGTCCCATGTATTCATCTGCAAGAAGGGTTTCCCGCCTACTTCGTAGAGAGTTACCAGTTCAGCAGAGGTCAACGCCCGGAGGGCATCTTCCATTTGGTTGGCGCGAATGTCTTTGAGAGGAAATAGTTTTGAAGCAAGAATTTTTGGCCTTGCGTCACAGCGCCCGTAATCGTCACAATTTACTATAAGCCGATAAAATACGGTTTCGTGAAAAGCGGATAATTGGTCTATGCTGTCGCTTGTGCAAATGGATTCTTTGATGATCCTGTTCGGCAACAGCCTCGCCTACTTTCCGATCTTATCCAGTATCGCGGCGATTGCCGGAAAGTTGCGGCCTGTGCGCTTGATGCTATACGGCGATTTATCAAGATTGCGAACTGTCATGTCATCGCCGATAACAGCAAGGCTTAATTTGTCAACGTAAAGGACAATGTACTTCCTTCCGCTTGCCCCTGAGATTTCATCCCCGACGTGAAACTCAGAAGAATCAAACGTCTTGACCACCGCGTAATCTTCCGGCGCGTCCTGCGCTTCATCCTCGCCGCCAAGAAACGCCTTGAAAGCGGCGGCGTGATACTCAGCTGGGACTCCGTTCAATGCTTTTGCAAGGTCGGCGCATCCTTCCTCGCCGAGCGCCCCGTTATGGAGCGCATCGGTCATCAGCGCGAGAAACTGTTGAATGTCGCTCATGTTTTCCTCCCTTCATAATCAAAATGGCAATTCGCCGCCCGCATCATCGGAAAGATCGTGAAACGTGTTTCCATCCGGCGCGGGCTGATTGTTTGTCGCCGTTACGGGCGGAGTAATACGCGCCTGGTATGTCTCACTCTTTTTGATAAGCTCCGCAATCCACGCGGGCATATCCTCCACGCGCTCCAGCGGGTCGGTATCAAGGTCGAACACGACGGGCGGCTCCGAAAGCGCCTGTTTTGCCATGCCCTTCGGCAGCTTGACGACGCTCTGAATGTTGGCGTAGGTCTTCTCCCCGTTCTTGCTGTGGATGATCGTCAACAAGCAGGACGCGCCGACAATGTTCTTGAGGTCGAACGCCTTGAGTTCTTCGGGAGTGAAATCCCGCCCGCGCCATGATGCAAGGTCTTTGCGGAGATTGCTTTTTTCGCTGAGGTTAGCTGTGTAGCGCTTAGACAAAACGCGCGGCTTCATCTCTCCTTCAATCTCAATGGTTTCGTCGGGCAGCTCCCACCCGATTAAAACCTTGCGCTGAGATTTTTTGTAGACTTCGGAATACTGCATACCGAGGTCAATCAGCATTGAGCACACGCCGAGGTGCGTCCCCTCTTCAACCGGGGCAATGCTGGGGGCAGATTCGCCATTTACTGTCAGACTCATTTTCTTTTACTCCTTTTCAGTTAAATTTAATGGAAAACTTTTCAGGATTTTCGACTGCTTTTACACCTTCGACCACTTCACCCGTGCTTGCGATTGTCACCGCGCCGCTTTCGGTATCGCCGGTCAACAACTTTTTCAGATCGCCCCAACGCGGGGCAACGGTTACTTTTACAAGGTCTTCCCGCCCGTTTTCATTCAGCCACTTTGCAAGGGCTTCGGCGTTCGCTTCATACTCGACGCCAGCCTTACGGCGAACAAGCTTTCCAGACAGCAGTTGATAGCTGTCCTGCGTCTTGGTGCTCTTGCACGGGACGCGCCGCATGTAATCTGCAAGGGCGGCTTTGAGAAAACCAGTGTCACGCTCCAACTGGTAATCAAAGTATTTGCGGCGCTCGTCAAGCTTTTCCTGCTCTTTGTCAGCAAGCGCAATCAGGCGCGTGTGTTCGTCTTCGGCTTCCTTGATTCGCTTGAGCGCCCATTCCGCCAAATCATCATCAAGGATGACAAAGGGTTGCTTTTCCTCTTCCGGTTCTGGATATTGCGGGAATTGCGTGTTGTCCATAGTTCCCTCCTGTTTGTTTAATCTGGGTCATAAACCGCGAACGGTTTGCCAGGTTCGTCATCGTCCTGCATCCAGGGCGGATAGCCAGTCCGCTCCATGCAAGCGATGATGGGGTCATCGGGGATAAGCTGCATTACATCACCCCCACGGCTTGCACCGCCCGTTCATAGCTGGCCTGGTCGGCGCGGAAATGATCTTGCAGCGCCGCGCCCATGCGCCGGACGCACTGTGCGCCAAAATCGGCTTGTTCATCCGCTGTCAGCTCCTCAAAGCGGCGGTAACCGTCGCCGGATGGGATGAAGAGGCGGATTTTTAAGGGCTTGTTTTTCATTGCTTGCGTCCTCGGTACTTATAAAAATCTCGCTCTGATTTGAAAATGATTTTGTTGTTACACCAGCGCTGCAAATCTCGGATTTCTCGCGGTGCTGTCGGCTTGTTGTAGATCATCACATAAGGGTCATAGCCGAGGTCTCGTAAGGTGTAAATTCGATAAAGATTTTCTTCCATCGTGCTGTTGTAATTGGTAAGGCAGTAGACCATCCCAATATTGGACTTGCGCCGAAAACCTTTCGCAAAGTTGCGAAATTTACCTTCAAGATCGTCTTTCGGGTTATCCCACGCAAAATGCAGAGTGCGCAAACGCATTTGATTGATGTCTGCTATATCCGCATCATTCAGGAGCCGAATATCAAGCCCCTGCGTAAAGTCAAGCATAGCGCCGGTCTCTCTGTATTGCTGGAATAGATCGCGCTTTTCTCGGCAAGCTGTGATGTTAGGGTCAAGTACTCGGATTTCGTCTTTGCCTAAACCCGGCCTCCAAAAATCGCTTACGTTTGCAACCTTGACGGCGCATCTTCCTTCTTTTGCGGCGACATGGCAAAATGAACACCCACGCGGGCATCCCCGGCTTGTCATACTTACGGCAAAAGGAAATTGCGGGTATATGCTGTAATCCGGGAACATCTGTTCGACTTCCGGCGGAAGCTGAGTGTTTTTGCTCTGGTCAAAGTGTTCCTTGCCGTCTTCCCCCAGACTAATACAGTACCCCGTGCCGCCCTTAATGACCTTATCCGCGTTCATCGGCTCTGGTATGTCCTTGCTGTAAGCATCCGAGAAAATCTTCGACATATAGACCACATCGTAGTGTTCAAAGTCTGTCCACCACCATTCCACAGTATCACCATGCGCTTTGTGATATGCTGAGATTCGCATTAAAGCAAGGTTCGGGAAATTGTGTCCGTCTACGTCAATCAGGCCGATTTTCATTGCCTTTACTGCGCGGCATTGGTGGCCTCCTCATCCTTTCGGAGCAGCTCTTCGACGGGGCAACCGAGAAAAGCCGCAAGACTGATAAGCTTGCCGATCTCAGGGTTACACCACCCGCCTTCCCACTGATACACCGCCGAGGGAGTAACGTGCATAATGTCAGCTACTTCCTTTACGGTTCTGCCCGCTTTCTCACGGGCGCTCTTGATGCTCATTTGTTTCCTCCCTTCTTTAAGGTCTTATAGTGATTTGTCAATAGGAAAAATCACTTTTTTACAGTGTAACTGTAAAAAATCGCCGTTGCTCTCATCGGCTATTAAAGTAACGCTTGACAATGGGGCGAGTTTTTACTAAAATAGGAATTGCCACATCCACATATTTTTTCAAAGCCCGCACCATTGGGGGCTGGCGGTAGCTTTGCCCTTTTTCAAGCTATGCTAATAATATTACTAATTTTAGCAAAAGTCAAGTGAAGTGTTGCTAAATTTAGTAATACTGTTATATTGCACAAAACGCCCCCTGCTGTTTTAGCGTATCTTATCAAAAATGGCGGAGGGGTAACTATGGACATATTCAGCGGTAGAATCAGGCCGCTTTTTGACAGCACCGGGCTTTCAGATAAAGAAATCGCCGCCGAATTAGGTATCCCGGTAAAGCTTATTTATAATTGGAATAATGGCGTAAAGTCTTATAATAAGTATTTTGATAAGATTGCAAATTATTTCCATGTTTCGGTTGAATATCTCAAGGGTGAGTCAGACGATAAAAACCCGCCCCCGGTAGGGGACGGGCTGGATGCTGAATTTTTGAAGTTAATGGCAAAGCTTACAGATCAGGAGCGGGATTTGGTGGGCGCTTTTGCACAAGGTCTCTTGCAAAATCGCAAACCATAGCTTTTTCCGCGTCTGTCAGTTGGTCAAAGATTGCTTTTACTTCTTCGATGGTCATTGTTTATAACTCCTTTTTGTTTTCGGCTGTCGCCGTGTTTATAGCGTACCAAAAACAGACGGGAGATTTTGTAAAAAATAGGAGGTAACAAATGGGCGGCGGTTTTAAGGTCGGCGCGGCCTACATCCGCGTGAGCACGGTAGAACAGACTGAGCTTTCCCCGGCGTCACAGCTTAAAACAATCCGGGACTATGCCAAAAATCATGGCTACATTATCCCGGATGAATACATCTTTCAGGATGATGGTATCAGCGGCAAGAGCGCGGACAAGCGCCCTGCGTTCCGGCTTATGATCGCTACGGCAAAGGAAGCGGAAAAACCGTTTGACGCTATTTTTGTCTGGAAATTCTCCCGATTCGCCCGCAATCAGGAAGAGGCCATCATGTATAAAAACCTCCTGCGGAAAAAGGGCGTGGAGGTCGTGTCCATCTCCGAGCCATCCAATGATTCGCCGTTTTCATCCCTCATTGAACGGATTATTGAATGGATGGACGAATATTATCTAATCAATCTGGCCGGGGAAGTCCGGCGCGGGATGAAAGAAAAAGCGTCCCGTGGCGAACCAACGGGACGCTGTGCGTTTGGGTATCGGGTGGAAAACAAGTGCCTTGTGCCGACGGATGATGCCGCCATCGTGCGCATGATCTTTGAGCAGTACGCGGCGGGGAAGGGCGTTTTCTCGATTGTTACTGGGCTGAATGATTCCGGCCTGAAAATAAGGGGAAAGCCGTTTGCAAAAAATAGTGTGCAATATCTGCTCAATAATCCAACCTATATCGGCAAGATTCGATGGGAAGAGGATGGACACTTAAAGTATAACCGGGCATCCTATATCCCGGCACTTGACGAGCTGCCAGACGGCAAACATCAACCGATTATCAGCCGGGAGCTATGGGACGCGGTGCAAGAGCGGCTGAAAAATTCCCGGCAGGAAATTCGCTACGCCCGTGCGGGGCATGATGTCTATATGCTCAAAGGTCTTTGTCGCTGCTCCGCTTGCGGAAACACGCTTGTCAAGGTCACGCAAGGCCCGAGCCGTGCGCCCGCTTTGCAATGTTGCGGTTACGGCCGGGGCGCTTGCCGGGTATCGCACTATATCCCCATACACAACGCCGACGCCGCTGTTATCGCCGCGCTTGAGATGGTGATAGCGTCAAGCGCGTACAAATTCACGCCAAAAACGCCGCCCAAGAGCGTCCAGGCGCAAGACTGGGATAAACTTATAGCCGCAGAAAAGACGCGCCTGAGCCGCGCAAAAGAGGCTTATTTGGGCAGTGTCCTGTCACTGGAAGAGTACGCGGAGATCAAGGCGGCAGCGGGCGACAGTATCACAAAGCTGGAAGCGGCGCGATACAAGGACAGCAGCACGGCGGCGGTTGACGTGGCGGCATACTCGGCGCGGGTGCTGCAAGTGCTGGATGTCGTCCGGGCGGACGGCGTGAGCGGCGAGGCAAAAAACCAGGCGCTTCGGTCGATCATTGACAAGATCGTTTTTAACAAGGCGGGCGGCACGTTCGACTTTTTCTTTTTGCCTTAGTTATATCTTTTGTAGATTTGGCTTACCGATTCTTCAAAAGATATACAAGCGGACGCAAAAAAGCGCCCGCTTGATTTTTGAATACATTTGTGTTCAATTCTCCCTCTTTTCGCCGTCAGCGCAGAACCAGTCAGCACGAGTCGCAGTCCATACCATTGGACAGAAATGTCCATACTCTTTCCCACAGTTAGGCGCCCAGCTCATGTCCCAATGTTTGCAGTGCAAGCACAGCACTACAGGCTGCACGTCGGCGGCGGGAACTCCCGCAATGACGCGCTCTGCGGCTCTATGGTATCTATGCGCATCATCGGTCATGACGCTGTCAAGGTTACGCTCCAGCGCTTCGGCGGACAATGCTTCTATCGCCGCCTTGCGGCTTATGTATTCATCCATTGTTTTCCCTCCTGTTCCATGCTTTGGCTGCTTCTGCAAGAGATTTAACAAAGTAGCCGTCAAAGTCAATCGGCTCTTTTGCGCCACACTGAGGCGCCAAATCTCCCTTGTGATAGAAATGATACATGTTGTCATAAGAAGAATATGTAAGATGCACTTCGCTCCCGCAAAACGGGCACGGTTTAAGTTCCATCGTTTTCCCTCCTGTCCCTCTCCATTGCCTCATCAATGGCGCGCTTTATAAAGCCGTTGACAGTCTCGCCCTGGGCGGCGGCGTGAGCTTTGATCTTCTCGCGGTTGCCCTTTGGAACCGCAATAGATATGCGGTCAAGGTTCTTTTCGTCCCATCGACGATTGCTTTCTTTTTTCTTTTCGGTGTATTTCTGTACCATAACGGCCTCCTTTCTGCCTTTTATTATAATTGATTCGCTGATAATTTAACAAGTGCAACATTGCACAAAAAGCACTTAATAATCTTGTGCAATTCTTAGCACTTATTATGTGTAATTTTTCTTGACTAATAACTTATTAAGTGCTATATTATAACCATAGAAAATAAAACAAACGGAGGTAAACAACATGAAAACCACTAAGGAAATGAAAGCGGCAGTTGAAAAAATGCTCAAGCTCTACGAAGAGAGTGAACGCCTGGAAGAGATCGACGAGGCCGCAAGCGACAAAACTTATGAAGAAGCCCACGCGCTGTGTGTGGAAATCACCGAGACGATTGTCAAAGTCACGCACGGAATGATCGACAAGGCCACGGCGCGGGCAATGGTTCTCAGGACGCCGGAAAAGCTCATTGCAATCTGCGAGAAGTTCTAAACAACCGGGGCGGGCAACCGCCCCACCGAAAAAGGGAGGATTTGAAAATGGAAAACAAACTTGAGACACTTCAGATTGCAGAAGAAGAAGCTTTTTACAGATACATTCGCAACAAAACAGAAGAAAACAAGAAAGCTCATGATGAAGCAAAAGCGGCTTTGATTTCTTTCGCAAAAGAGAACGGCATAATTTAACGCCTGTCTGATGAGAGCTGGACGGCAACCAGCCGAAACCCCGCGAGGGGTCACAGGAAGCCAAGAGGAGGGATAATCAATGACACGATGGTTTCAAGAAACCTTCTTGCAGTCGCTATTTCAGCGGGCAGGGACAAGCAAGGGCTTGTGGCTTTCGCAGAAGCAAACAGCGATCTGTGTAGAGAATATGACGCGCCACAGTGTGCGCTATCTCGACGAGTACGGCATCGGATGTAGTCGATTGTATTTTGACTGCAAATGGAACGGGCGCGATGTTTGGATGCAGTATTCAAAGCTCAACGGCTGCGGGATGATCTCATTCGGGATGGACGCAGCGGAAACGCAAGCGCAGGAGTGCAAAAACCAGCAAGAGCGCGACAGCAACGAAATCAAGCACTTGAAACGCAGATTTGAGCGCCACCCGGACAAATTCAACGATGACTTGCAAGCGCTCATTGAGGAAATTGCCTATACAGAAAGCGATTTAGAAGAGGATATGAAAGACGGCCTTGCTGATTGTTATGTGAAATCGTATCAGTCAAGCCTTGTGGAAATGAGAAAAACGCTTGCCTGGATGATGGAAATCAAAAATCAAGCCCACCCGGCGGGCTAAAGCCGGGAGAAAGGGAAAGACATGAACCTTGAAACTTTGGTGTATATTCACAATCTGCTCAAAGAGGCTGTACGCAAGGCCGAGAACGTAAAGAACAAAGCAAAGGACGCATACAGGGAAGCAGAGGAAATCGACGCGAAAAACAAGGCCGATCTTCTGCGCCTTTACAATCAGGAGAAAGATGATTACCTGGAAGCGCGGGAGGCTTTAGAAGATTTTGAAAGCCAAACATGGCACAGTTAAGGGAGGCCCGGAAACAATGACCTTTACACAATTTGATTTTGAGCAAATGCAAATCAACGCCACGCATGGCCCCGACTGTATAGGGAAGCTGCGCAAGGTGGAAAACGGCAAAGGAAACTTTGATATATACTACGACACGAAAAGCAAGTGCTTTCGGTCTGTTGCAAAGCCTGGTTCGGTCTGTACATCGAGCTACTACGGCGGCACACATCACATTATGAACGCCCTACGCAATGGATGGATGGACGCGCACGGCCTAACCAAATTTGGGCGGCGACTTATAGGCAAGATTTAACCTTGCAATAACCTTGCAAATTTTTTGAAAGGCTGACCTATCGGCAACACGGGGAGAGGGGAGAGAGGATGAAATACAAGGTTTATAAAATGGCATTTGCCACGATTGAAGTTGAAGCGGAAAACGCCGACGAAGCAGAGCGCAAGGCCGACGCCGCCTCAGTGCTCGAATGGGAAGTCAACGAAATCAGCGATGATTATAACCCGATTATTGAAGAAGCGGAGGATTAAACAATGTATGAAGACTTGGTAACACCGCCTGAGTGCTGCACGGCAGGCGGGCGCGATTGGTGGGTCAGGACGCTGCATCACTGGAACGGCACGGTTGACACTGTAATCTTGCTGGACGATAACGGCGATTATGTGCGGGAGTTCGGCAGCTTGCAAGAGTGCGAGGATTGGCTTGCAAGTCTCAGCAAATGAGAAAAGCCCGGTCATATAGGCCGGGCTTAAATATTGCGCTATTGCCCCGGTATCAGCCGGGGCTTTTTGTTGCTTTGAGCTTGCGGAAAAGCGCATCATACAGGCGCGGACTAAACGCCTGAACAGGCTTTGATACAAGCTCATCAATGATAGGCCAAATCTCAGCGGCGGTGCGCCCGTAGATCAGCCGCCCGAACTCGGTGTCGCTGGTGTAATCTATGATTGTTTCGACGTTCTCAGGCGGCGGGGCATAACTGTAGCTGGGGATCAGCCGCAGCGGTTCTTCTTGGGCGCTCGGTTGATCGGGCTTGCCAAACATCCGCTCCTCGATGATGTAGCAAGCTGCCAGTAGAATGGCATCATCTCGCTTGGGGTCAATTTTCCCCTGGCAATAGGCGATGGCCTCTTGCAAGGACTTTTCCGTAATCAAGAGGCCACCCCCATCAAGTCAGCTCGTCAAGCGCCCGCTCAATTTTGCGGCGGTGCGCTTCGGGCATCTTCTGGGCAAGCTCGCGCATTTCGTCTTTTGTCGCTTCCATATCCTCGGCGTAGCTGTAGCCGTGATTGCGGGAATAATCCCGGCCTTCGCGTGAATATCTGCCCATGCTGTCACGCTTGGCGTTCATTCGCCCGGCGTAGCTGTTGCTGCCATAGTAGGGCATATAGCCGCGGTTGGAATAGCCGTCCTCATCCTCAGCCTCCATCATGGCAATGGTGGTCTTGATGGATTTAAGCGAATGAGTAAGCTTGTCGATGTACTCCAGATCACCGGCGGAGATTTTGCCGCCCGCCTTGCGGATTTTCTCGTTCGCGTCTTCCAGCTCGCGGGAAATGACCTCGCACAGATCATGCAGGGTTTCCAACTTCTTATCCATCTGCTTTCCCTCCTTTCTCAGCGCCTAATACCTTCAAATCCGAACACAATGTTTGCGTTACGGACATTGATGGGCTGGGTGCTGATATTCCGAACGGACACGCTGGAACAGCCGCAGATGCAGGGGACGGAAACAAGGATTTCAGCGCCGACATTGCCGAACTCATCCACGACGGCGGGGGTAAAGCTCATGATGCTGGACGGGTCTTCCTCGCCGTCAACGAAGATCGCAAGCTGAATTTCCTCAACCGTGCCAGCCGGATCACCGGGGACGGCAATGTTCGCATGAAAGCTGACGCTGTAAAGCGATTCCGGGAAGCCACAGCAGCAGCAACACCGGCGGCACGGCACGCCCATCACACGGGGCGAGGCGAGGCGGAAAAGCCCGCTCTCGTCACGGTGGTAGATAATCCCGCGATTGCACGGCACAGGGGACGCAGAAAAGATCACAGGGCCATTTGCAGGGACGGTTTGCAAAGCATTTGCCGAATATTCAGCGGCCATTTGCGCCACCTCCTATCAGCCAGCAAAGCCGAGATTGCCGTTGCAGCCGCATCCGCCGTTGTTAAAGCTGGGATTGCAGCTAAACAGAGGGGTGTTTCCCGCCACGGGCACAGTGTTCACCGGGCAATTTTTGAGGCGATTGTACAGGGCGTCCACCTCATTGTTCATCCCCTGGGCAAAGAGCGCGTTCTGCTCTGCCTGGGACTTCTGGAATGCCGCCATGTTGAGCTGATTCTGGAGGCCGACGTTTTCTCGCTGCGCCTGGGCAAGCTGGCCTTTAACGCCGTCCAGCTCAAGGGCGCACAGCTTGTCGAGAATTGCCTGAGTGCCGCGATTCTGCGCGTCGATGATGTCACGGGTGTTCTGCGCGGACGCGGTGCGTGTTGCGCAGTTTTCCGTAGCCTCAGTATACCGGAGGTCTGCAATACCCGCATGGACGCCGTTGAAGCCCTGCGCGTTCGCGGTCTGTTCTGCAAAGGATCTGTTGAGGCTTGCAAGCTCATTGCTGTAGAGCTGCTGAGTAACGGCGTTCTGTGCGCCGGTGACGGCGTTCACAATGCCGTTTCCGGTCTGGCAGAGGTTGAGGTTGACGCCTGCGAATCCGTTGGAGAGATTGCTGTTGACCCCGGCGATGCCAAGTTGCACGTCGCCGAAGCCGGACGTTACACTGTTCTGAAGCGTCCCGATGCTGGTCTGAAGCTGCTGGTCGCGGAAACCATCGGAAATGTGCTGGCTATTGTTGAGCCACGGGTAAAGGTAATCCATACCCCAGCCGCCGCCGAAGCCGCCCATGCCCATCATCATCGGCCACGCGCCGCCGCCCATACCAAAGCCGCCCCAGCCGCCACACATCATGCAGATCAGCCAGAGAATCAGCCAGGAGCCATCACCGCCGAACAGTCCGCCATTGTTGCCGTAGCCCGTCGGGCCGACGAGCATGGTTGCGGGAATGCCGCCGCCGTTTTCGTCTGTGAGTGCCATATTTAATTCTCCTTTTCTCCGGGTAACTGTTCCCGGTAAGCCCGCCACAGTTGTATTTATGGCGGGGTATCTATCACCACTGTCTGTGCACCGGCAGCGGGAGAGATCATTCCTTGCTGAAACTTACGGAAACTTAAAACCAACTTGCAACAAAACTTGCAAAGTTGCAAACATAGTTGCATGAAAATCAAAATTTCATCTAAATATACTTTGCTGAAATTTTGTTGTTTGTTCTTTTACCGGATATTGCTGAACCGCCGCGCCATCATTCGCGCCGCTTGCACCATGCTGGGGGGCACTTGTCGGCTTTGCTGTAAATAATCAATGATCTGGTTTGCGTCGGTCATGTTTTCCGGCACGTTGAGGCGGTTTTGCTTTGCAAATCCAGCCGGGTTTTGATGCAGGGACTTGACGCCAGCCTCCATCTGTTGCCGCGCCTGTTCCGAGGTCATCTGTTGCTGAGACGCGCCATTTTGGCCTTTAGAACCGAGAGAATCAAAGATACCCATTTACTCTACCTCCTGAGCTTGCTTTCGCTGTGGCGCTTTCTGTGCGGTCAGGGCGGCACTCACAAACGTTTCCACGCGCTCCATAATCAATTTGTCGGCTTCATCACGCCGCATATACTCCGCCGGGTCGAATTTCGGCGCGGGCGGTGCGGGCGGGCGCTTGTCATAGATTACAAGCGGGAGTGCGCCGTCCTGCCCCATCGTCTTTATGATGATCTTGTCCTCGGCGCGGGTCATGAACATCTGAGACGCGCCAGCGGCCAGGGGAAAGCGGTCAACTGCTGCCTCGTCCTCTATCTGGATGATCTCGGCGCGGATTGTCGGCGGTGTCATCATTGGCGCTGCTTGGTTTGCTTGGGACATTTGTGTCCCTGGAACAGGCTGAGTGTTCCCATTTTGAAAAGTCCCGCCCATATAGCCGTTATTCGGCATCTGCTGGCCGTACATGGGCATTTGCTGGCCGGGGTAGCCCTGCGGGTACATCTGGTTATATGTAGCCGGGAAGCCGTTATAATAAGCCATTGTCAAAGCCTCCTGAAGTAGTATGTCGGGACGGTGTTTCCGCTTTTCCAACTGTCCCAGTATTCGCCATTTCGGACACAGACGGCGTGTTCGTGCGGGCCGAGGATGTAGATACCGCGCGGATGATCGCGGCAAAAATCCTCAACCGTGTAGCATTGCGGGCATTGGTCAATCAGTCGCTTTTTGGCAAAGCCGATTTGTTCAAGGAACGTCCACCAGCAGCGATCAGCGTTCGGCCAGTCTGCCATTTCAGCTGATAGGTCGCACAGTGCTTTGTGGATGGTATGCCAGTCCATGCCTGTCGCCGCGCTGATTGCCCGGATTACACAGTCGCCGACGTTGAGATTTTGGGGATTATTGTTAAAGTATCTCCACATTGCTGTTTATCGTTCGTCTGCTCTTGCGGTTCCCAAAAAAGATCATCGTTCAGGTGCATCAAAAGCAGGTCGTTTATATCGTTTGTGTCCATGTTCTGGGCCTCTCTTTCTGCCCTGAGAATAGCAAAAAAGCCGCCTGTTGTGTATGAAACAAACAAGCGGCTTTTACGCAATTTATATGAAGTTTTGGCAATAAAAAATAGCCTCCCGTGATGGGAGGCTTAAATGTGTTCAAACACGATTTTTCTTGTCTTATAAACGATGCTTTGACATTGGCGCACGGAAATTTGAAATTCTTCTGCAAGCGGTTCATACAGTACGCCATCAATCAAGCGGCGGCGTAGTATCTCACGGTTTCTGTCAGCTTTCGCGCCGCATGTCTCAAAGTTGATGTATTCATCAATGATCTGGTTAAGGTGGGCTTTTGAATAGTCTGCCATGTGTCACCTACAAAAATTCCCCCGGAAAAATCCGTGGGAATAGTGTTACTTTTTGCGGACCCGGCATACACCATCGCCGCCGCATCGGGGACAGCGTTTCAGCCCGGTGTTGCTGCCGTATTTACGGGTTCTCTTGCGGTGGGTTACTCTTGCTTTCGCCATAATAATAAACCTCGCCGTTTCCGTTTGCTATTGCGTTTCCGCCATCTTCAGTTGAAGCTTCGAAGATCCATTCTTCTGTCGAAAATTGGCGCTCATAGTATATGAAGCCGACAATTCCGCCAATGATAATGCAGACAGCGACAATCAACGCGATAAAGGTTGTCTTCCACGCCTTATGCCACTTCTCCACTTCTTTGTCACGGCGGCACATCATGTCCTCATAGTAATACCGCTGAATCGGGCCAATTTTGTCAAGCTCTGCGTTATCCATTCCGGCGTTCCTCCTGCTTGTTTTTTCACTGATATTATACGCCGGATTTCGTACATTTTCAACGCATTTTTTACAGTTTTGACATGTCATGCGCCAAGCAAAAGCTTTACGGCAATAGACAGAACAGCGCCGCCGATAGTGCCCAAAATTGCAATCTCCGCGTTTTGCTTTGTCCTGATAATCGCAACATCTGTAAAGATTTTGTCAATCCTGTGTTCTGCGTCGCTACTGATCTCGTTGCAATCGTCTTTTCTCACATAACGTTCGTCAAGACGTTCAATATCTTCTTTTTCCAGCATATCAACGCCCTCCTACAGTTTGCCGTCCCAGCCGTTGTCCGTGTAGGTGTGCTTCGGTTCATACTCTTCTGCCGGGGGCACTGTGTCATCTTTTGTAAGTTGCTTGTAAATCTGGTGTGCGCCGGTAGCCGCGAGGCCGGAAACAATGCCAACGGCCACGGCTGTCAGCGGGTCATGTGCTGGGTAATCCGGCATAAGAAAAGTAGCCGCGAGGCCGAGAACGCCGCCGACCGCCCCGGCGATCACGGGAAGCCACTTGTCCTCCAGCGGCGTAGCCTTGACCGCCTGAACAACAAGGAAAACGATGACCGCGATAACGGGAACGGATTCAATGCCGAGATGTTCAATAATGTCCATGTTTTTATCTCCTTTTAGTCAGCCTTGCGGCTGTTTTTGACGTATTCCCGAAAGCCGTCACGAAACTCCGCTGTTTGAAGAAACGTCAGTAGCAAGTCCGCCGCCAGCTCAACAGGGTCAGTAACGCCGCTGGGCGCAACGTCGGGCGGCTTGTCTGCGGGGCGTGGCTGCGCGGAGAAATAGTTGAAAGCTTGTTTGGCAAATTCCAGCCGCGTCCCCACGTTGTTGACGGCGGGGCGCTCAAACTCCGTGCAAATCCGCTGGGTGCATTGCAGCAGGTCATGAGAGCTGCACAGAAACGCCCAAAGGTCTGGGTAGTCCTCTTTTAGCTCTTTGATGCAAAACTGGGTCTGCATGTCGCCGTCGCCAACAGAAACGCCACGGCTTTTTGCAAATGCCAGCAGCGCCGCCTTGCGCGTGTGATACGTCCACTGGCAAAGGCCATAGCCGACCGAATCGTTTGCAAAGTCAATGCTGCCGTTGTCGGCGGCAAAGGTGTACTCTATGTCGCTCATGGTGGTCATGCCGCGCTGCGCGATAGTCGGTTTCATGGTGGATTCCGCCGCCATGTTTCCGAGCATCCCGCAAGCGCCCTCGACCGTCATTCCCGCGCCTACCAGCGCGTCAAAAATTGTTTGATTGCTCATAAGTACCTCCACACAATAATCCCGACCGCCCCTGCGATCAGCACCGCCCCGGCGACGGGGGCCACCAGCCAAAACTCGGGGCCGTAGGCCACGCATCGCCAGCCAAGCGCCCGGAACTCGGCGATGATCCAATCCGCTACGCTCATCTCAGTCCTCCGTAAGCAGGCCGCTGTATGATTTCTCATCGTCTTCGTCCATGTCTTTGCCCTCACTTTAAGTGTCCCTTTACTCAATTCCAGCACTCATATCGGCAATTGTTTTGGGGGATGCACCTACACTTAATTCCATGAACGTAAGCCCCCTGTTCTGGACGGCGTTCCCATTGTTGCCGACGATGTAACATGTCGTATAATCGTTCGCAAAAGAACTCGCATCAGGTACGACATACCATGTACAATCCTTATACAGTGTAAACCATTTATGGAAAAACAACGTGTGACCTTCATATTGGCTCAAACGTAAGCATGTACACTCATCATAGGACGTTGGGTTATAAAACAAAAGCGCGCCTTTATCATCCCGTGTCAAGTACCCTCTACTTGACACTGACTGCAATTTATATTGTGACAATATTGTTGTAGTATCTGCCTTCATGCGTCCGATATAAATATTTACGTCTGGTTCAGTCTCAGTTTTTTCCCAAGTTCTTGCCGCAAAATATACGCTGTCGGAACGGTCCGTATCAAACGGCACACAAGTCACTTCACATTGTGGCTGATACGGCACGTTAGTGACTCTAACCAGTGTCCAATCAATACCGTTTGTGGACTTAAAAACGGCAATTCCTCTGATAACGGGTTGCATCCACCACCATTTTGTATCACTGACTTTACAGGGTGGCGTTGTAGTGTAATAGATGTTGTAATCCTCATATGAGGGGTCGATTCTTGCAACATCAAAAGCGCCTTTCTCCCCGTTGATAGTCAAAGATAGTTCTTTGATTTCCCCAAACGTAACGCCGCTCGGAGAAACGGCTATTTCGCAAGCACACGGCCGCAGCCCATAGTTGTCGATATTGTTATACCGCTTCGTTCCTGTGTATGCAGAACTGAAATATTGAATACCATTAATTCCGGAAGGAACACCGCACCCGCCTTCAAATTGAGCGCTTTCGTTATCCCACGTTGTGTATGTAGTTCCCTTTCTTGCTATTTCGCCATAGCTGACATTGCTTTCAACGCCGTTTTCGTAATGAAAGAATTTGTATTTAATGGCAAGCATGCCCGTTCCGCTAACGGATGGTAGATCAGTTGTATTGCCATTGAGGTTTTCGTTATAAATAATGCAGAAATCGTTTCCATTGCGGTAAATAGTACCTTTAACATCAGATACGCCAGATACTTCGTTGACACTAAATTTATGAGCGATTGTAGGTCTGACAATAGCATTCGGGAAATCTCTGACGGTGGCGTTTCTTATAAGTTGCGCTCTTGCGTTTTGCGAAAAATTAGCAATATTCCCCTTAGTAAAATTATAATCATGAGTAGTTGACGCGTTGAATATCACTTTCGCACTGTTTGCAGGCGCAATAATAATTTCAGAGCATACACTAATAGTTGAACCCGCCGCAGATAGGAGTGCATTATTGGAGTCAACAAAAGACCACAATCTGCCACTAACTCCACCAGCTCCGGTTACAGTGAACACATCTCCCTCTTTACACTCGCAAACTGCGCATACAAAATTACTGTAGGTAATAGGAAGCAAAGACACAGTATTCCCATATCCCACCTCATTTTTTATATACGCATTATACGCAAGCACCGGGATATTCTCTAAGGCATTTTCTACAGCAGATTTAGCGCCATCTTTCGCAAGAATATAATTGCTTGCTTCATCAACAGTAATGTTTGAACTCACGTTAGGGCCAGCGCAGAGCAAGCGGAAATTATATGCACTATAGGCGGGATCATCAAAGTCAAAAGTTGTGCGGAAAGTGAACTGTGATGTATCAGTACCAACATTGCCATTTGTATATACAAATCCTGCCCATGTATTGTTTGATTTGTAATAACAGTACACACCGAGCTGATACCCGTTTATTGCGCGTACACTTTTGACATTATCAGGAATATACCCTATAGTCCGCAGTCTTTTGGTGCTTGAACTATTCAATCCCTTGCTACTAAATGAACCTCTCTCAAATATTGCGGATGAACCTATTATCTCGCCGTAGTCAAAGGCGCTCTTTACGTTCGCAATCTCCGCGTCCTGCGCGGCGTCTTTGTCGGGCTGCGCGAGGGCGATGCCTATGCCATCGTCGATCTGCTCGCCTGTGTAAATTGAATTGTAATCTGCCATGCTCTCACCTCATGCACAAAAAGGTTTTATTGTCAGCGGTGGTCAGCCCGGTCGAAGCCTGCGGGATAAAGCGGTGGTTGTCATTCCAACCGCCATCTGCTGACTGCGCGTATAGGCTGATGCGGTATTCGCCTTCGCCGTGCACCAAGTCATCATCGTAGACCTCGAAGCTGCGCTCAACCCCGGCAGGGGTAGTGGAAAAGCTCGCTATGAGCCTCCCCACTCCCCGACCGTAGCTCTCCCCGGCCTTGGTAGCGCGGCATTCAAATGCAACGTACTCAACGTCCGAGGAAAATGCTACGTCAATGTGGTCGTAGCCGCTGATCTCACTGATCTTGGTGCCGCTCACGGCAAAGCTCAGCTGCGGCGCTGGCATCTCAGATGCTCCAGTTGCCGGTGCTGTCCTTGACGAAGACCTTGACGATCTTCGCGCCGTCGCCGGAAGAAGCCGCCTCAAGGTCGGCACCGTTGATGGTGCATTCCACAGCCGCGTCCGCTGCGGTTGCTGTCGTTCCGTGCATATTTGTCGAGCCGCCTGTCGTCGGGATCTCCGTACCGGCGCTATGCAGGCTCGACGTTGCCGGTACCACGCGGACAGTCCACTCAACAATCGGCTCGCTCGCGGAGAACGAAAAAGCGCAGACGTTGAAGCCGGAGACCTTGGAAATCTTGGCCACGTCGGGGCCAACGATGGTGACGACGGGAACAGTGGTGTCGAGGATGATGCTGGCGGAGAATTCCGCGCTTTCGTTTCCAACGTCGTCCTTGAAGCGGACATGCACCGTTTTGGTGGCGTCTGTCGCGGTCAGGACGATCGCTTTGCTCGCGGCATAGGCAACCCAAGAGGCGTTCTGCTCTGTAATAGCAGCGCCGCCTGCCTGAGCTGCAATGTCGCCCCACAGCTTCATGTAGCTGGCGCCCGTGGCATTGAGAGTTGCGGTGATGTTAACCGAGCTGGTTCTCTGAGGAAGGCTTATCGAACCCCCAGTCGGCGCGGTGGTGTCTAACGTTAAGTTAAAAAACGATGCCATGTTTATATCCTCCTAAAAATTATTTTTCGCGGACACGGAATCTTTTGCCTCCGGCAGTCATCATGCCTGTAGACCCAGACGGGATAAAATTCACGCGCCAGGTTCCGGTCATGGCGAGGTAGAAATAGCTCTGCCCCCTCGCGCTGCGGTCATAGTAGACCTTCCCGTTTTTTACCATTCGGCCAAATTCCAGCGGATAGTACGCTTTGCCATTGTTGAGGATAGGCATTAAGTCCCCTCCTCGATGCAGTAAACCGTCTCCGGGTCAATCTCGGGCAGGGCATTGTACTCCGCCCGCGTCCCAAACCAGAAGGTTTGCCCCCCTGTCTCTGCCAAGTCGATATCTTCTAAGGTGGACCAATACCCATACCGACAAACAATGCGTTTCAGGACAGTTCCATCGAAGCGTGAAAAAGTAAAGATATATCCATCGCCGATCATCGCTTCAGAACCAAATTTCACGTCGGAGAGTGCGTAGAGTTGAGATGGAATACCATTGCTAACTGCATAGATATAATTTTTTTTGTTCAGCGCGGCAGAAAGCTCGTTTCCCGTTGTGACGCCATATCGCGCTGTGAAAATGTTGATATCATCCGGCGTTGCAAGCCCAAGTTCGGAGGCGGTCTGATTTCCCACCAGCTCGTGACCGTTGATCGCGGGCTTGTTTTTGAGCCTGTTGTAGTCATTCGTTCCGGTAGACCGCGCATTGCCGAGGTCAAAATTTGCGCTGCCCGGTGACTGTACGCCAAATCCGACGCTGCCGGGTGTTTGAATGCCAAAATTGACCTCACCGTAGTCATTCATTTCCGCCCCACCTCTTTTTTATGATGCTGTCGGAAATGACAACATCTTTGACATCGGAGTAGAGGTAGTTGTCGTCGATCTTGATGCCAACCTGCATTTGACGTTTCCCGGCATTAATCAAGCGACTTTGACTTTCCAGCAGCGGGTAGTTCCACCGGTTTTCAGTGTCGTCAAATTCCAGCTCACCATCGGGCCACTCACAGAGACGGCTGTCGAGCTGGACGCGAACACCGGCGACGTTTTCGGGTGTAACCGGCTCGCCGTTGAACGTAATCGGAACGGAGATTAAAAATTGTTCGCCCTTGTGTATCTTAAATTCTGGCATAAAGTCACCTCACGATAGCGCAATTTTGCCGAGTACAACATAGGTTCCGTCCGTTTTGGCACACAGCACCATGTCCCCGGCGGCGATGCTGCCGCCCGTAATCAGACGCTTATAGCGCTTTTCACTCGCGGTAGTGGCGGGCGGGATAATGAGCGTGATGCCGCTTGAGCTGACATTTCCAGCCGTGGCAACCATCAAATCAGTCATCAAGGTTATACACCACCCTTTCAAGCTCATGTGTCATGATGCCGCCGACTTTGAGCTGCATGTCCCATGACTTCTCAATGCAAACTTCGTCAATGCGTTTCGAGTCGTCCTTTTCGCCGAGCTGCAAGCCAATAACATCAGAAACACCAAATCCGGGAGTCAAGAGCGTGGTGCATTCGATGATTTCATTTGTGGTCATACTTCTGTCACGTTTCTGCTGCGTGTAGGCTTCAAGCGCCGTTTGGCTTGCGATGTTGTTTAAGCTCTCATAGTCCACAATGCGCCGCCCGCGCCGGGGGATGGAAATGGGGCTTTGCGGATTGCTGTTTTCTGCCGTGGCGATCATGATTCCGCTTTTGTCCGGGTTTGAGCAAGAGCAGACAAAGACGTTCGGCGCGTTATAAATGTCCATGTAGGTCTTGAAACTGCGCTGGATGCTGATAATGCCGACGGTCTTTTTGTTGCGCGGGTCAAGCTTGCGGTTGCTGAAAATGTGCAGCACGTTTGCCGCCGTCGCCTTGACAATCGGCTGCAAGACGGCAGCGCCGAAAGCGTTGAACCACAGGCTTTTGTAGTTGATCTCTCGCAACAGGTCATTGATGATGGTCAAATAGCTTGTTCCGACATCCCAGTCCTCGCGGGCTTCCGGCAGCGTGGCGGTCGTGGGTGTGGCGAGTACGTCTGTGATGCCGCAGGCGGTCAAAAGCTGTCTGACAGGCTCCAAATAGTTCACGCCCGCCGCGATGTGCAAAATGTTCTCGGTCTTGGTCTCACGGACGCGCCAGCAGCGGTCATAGCATTCAAGGTTGACATACTCGCCCGTGTCGCCTTTGTCATGCGTGACCGTGGTGGCGGCAAAAACCGACAGTTTACTTTCCACACCGTTGATGTATAGTGTGGGCTGAATTTCATCGGTCAGCCAATCAATGTCAGCAATGCCGCGTTTGTTGATGCCGTAGGGGAGAAAGTCGCCAGCAAGCGACATTTTGATCTCCCCGTCCGGGCGGCAGCGCAGGGACGGCGCGGATTCTTCACGCGGTGTGAGCCAGCAGTAATCCGCGTTATTGCGGAGTACCTTAAAGCGGACTTCTTCAAGCCGTATCATCAATAAAGTCCTCCCATCCAATGCGCTGTAGAGTAAACGTGTAGGCGGTGTAAAGCTTCTTTTCCTGCGTGGATTTCGGGCGGCGTTCCCATGCGTTGAGCACGCCGATCATGACTTCACCGTCGGCGGTTTTGAGAATAACAGGCTTACCGCACAGGGCAAGAAACGCCCGGTTTGACGCTTCCTCAGTGTAAAGGAACACAGCGGAGTATTGCCCAACATCCGTTCTGTGACTGCCGATACTTGCGGTCGGGTAGTCATTGCCGCTGAGATAGTTAAACGCGACTTCCTGCGATTCCTGATAGCTCGGATCGGCCTGCGATTTGAGCGTGTAGGGAATGCCAATCCAGTCCCCGCCCGCAAGCGCGGCAATATACTGATACGGAACTGCGGGTGTTCTGGTGAGCGTTTCGCTTGCGTTGTAATCTCCACTTGCAAGGCGCTCAATCACGCGGTATTCATGCGTACCGAGCGTCACGCGGTCGGTGAAGCTGTGCTCATTGGTGTGGGCGATCATAAGCCCATCGCGGTAAACGAAAAAGTCGCCGTTGCCGCCCTCCCACGACAGCGCCGTGTCGATGTTGGTTTCAGCGGTCAGCGTGAGCGCAGTAACTTGCGTGTTGGCAATCGTGACTTGTGTCTCCGCAATGCGGCTCCACAAGCTGAAGCTGCCCATGACGCGCACGCCAACAGTGTGAACACCATCTTCCAGATAATCCGGCAGCGGGAACTGCTTTTCGGTTCCGAAATATGAGCCGATGGATTCACCGTCAACGAATATCTCATAGGTTTGCTGATCGTCAGCTTGCCATATCACCGTTGCCCACGGCTTAGCGGTCGCCTGAATGTCCTGCACCGTCGGGGCGGCTTTTGCAACAAATGAAACCGCCGCGCTCCACTCGCCGGGTGAAAGGTTTCGGTTGTAAGAGCGGACGCGCCAGAAAATAACACCGGGCGGAAAGGTTCTGCTTGGGGCTGTGTATTGGTCTCTGTTCGGGTTATCCTCGATCTCTGTAATTTGTATAAGATCAGTGACAGCTATTTCTTCCGGCTCAATTTCATCCGCGCCGAATGTTTCAGAATCGCCAACAGAGAGTTCAAAAGCCTCGCCCTTTCGGGCAAACGTGACCCATGTTGTTTGATTTGTGGAGTATTGTAGCTCCGCCCCGCGTGACGCTTCACCGCTTTGACTTGACGTGCTCCACACAAACAAAATCGGCTTGTCTGCGTCCTCTATGGTGTTGATGGGCTGTATCGGCGTTGCGATTTGCGGCTTGTCGATGGTGGTAAAGTAGGCTTCGCTCGACCAGTCCCCGGCTACACCGTCTTGATTGTAAGCGCGGACTTGATAGTAAATAACCGCTCCGGGGAACGTATTGGCCGGAATGGTAACCGTGTTTTGCACTGATGCGCTGCCGCCAGCGCCGGGTGTCATAGCTTCCGCTAAATGATTGAGATATTGCCATTCGCCGTCTGCGACTCGCCATCTTAAATCTACGTCAATAGGCAGCGTGTATGTAGCGGGCGTGTAAGTATAAAATGTGACTGTTGTTGGCTCAGTTTCTTTCAGGGAAGCGCCGTTTCGCGGATACGTTGACGTAACGGTAATATCTGAATCAACCGTCAAAAACCATGTCGTGTCATTACCTTCACTTGCAATTTCGTTTGAGTTATAGGAAATGATTTTTAGCTTGATTCCGCCATAAGGAGCGCCGCTACCTTCTGCCGCAACGGCAGGGAATGTATTTGCCGGGATAGTAAATTCGCGTATATCGCCTTCGACGGTGCCAAGATTTATCCAGTTATTGTAATTCTCTTTCAAGGCATACTGAACAACTGAATGGGTAACAGTTATGCCCTCTGTAACTTGAAACCATGTTACAGCAATTGGCTTTGTCCTGTCTTGATAGCGCAGGAAGCCTTGCTTAAAACCGATGTTGTTAATGTACGCTTTGCGCTCAACTGCTGTAAAATTTGTATATGACCATGATCCCCATTCACTGTAACTTGTTTTTGCACGTCCACGGCAATAAACAGTACCAGCTTCTAATGTGTTAGGCTGGATGAAGAAGCTGTCTGTTTGCTTCGTCAGGATTGGGTTTTCCCAATTATTTTCTTCATAGCTGCACTGAACCTCGTATTGATTTGGCCTCATTCCGCTTTCCGGCCATACAGCTTTGATATACAATGGTATGTAATCATAATTTGGAAAGTCTTCCCCCGGGGAGTCAGGAGTATTAAAATAGCATATAGGCGGCGTATCGTCTAACACCGTTTCGACTGCTACGTCATAAAAACTAAATTCCTTTTGTGAATTAGAGGTTGGTTTTAAGATAACGTAAGCATACGGATAGAATTTCTTGTTTACATTTTCAAAACTTATTGTTATTTCTCCGGAAGGGCCAGGTATATCAGTAATACGGGCCATACCCACATAAGAAGAAGTTGGGATATCAGCTTCTGTGCGAGGGAGATTTGCGTATGAATCGTATAAATACGCAATGACCTCCTGCACATAATATTTTGAGCTAAAGTTGACAGATATTTTTGAGTATTTGCCATCTCCCGCGTCAAATCTGCATGCAAAAGCGCTACCTTGCAGCGATCTTTCGGCATCCATCCAAGAATAGCTACTTGAGGAATTATATGGAACGAATGAAACAGAAACATTTTTTCTTGGAACGACAATTGTTTTACTCCATGTTGCCATCTCACCTCATCCTCCCCTCTACCTGTCGGCCTTGATACCACCGCACGACTTCTTCCAGCTCGTCAATGCCGTTGACGGTGATGTTGAACGTGTTCGTTGTCGGCCCGGCGGCAAGGGCGGGCGACGCACCGCGCAACTGCGGCTCAAAGTTGAAGCTGCGGCTGATCTGCGCGGTCACAAGCCCCTCGTTGTCCTTGATGCCCTGTGCAAACAGCTTCATCATGTCCGGGGCAAAGGTGTGGAAGTTGCTCAATGGACCTTTTTTCGGCTCAGAAAAGCCGAGGAAATCTTTGATTCCCTGCCCGATCTCTTTTACCTTGTCCCACAAATCGCCTACTTTGTCGGTGATGCCGTCGATGAAATTGCTTATAAGGTCGCTGCCCCACTCGCGGGCGGCTTCGATACCTTCCATAAAGCCGTCTTTGATGCTGGTCAAGATTTCCTTGCCGGTGTTATAGACAGTGGCAAGCCCTTCAAAAAGCCCGTCTACAATGCCGTTGATGATCTGCGGGACAAGCATAAGCAGTTCGGGAAGTGCTTCCAAAATACCCTCTGCGAGGCTTGCAAGAAGCTTTGCGCCGGATTCTATGATCTTGCCCGCGTTTTCAGCAAGTGCTTGAACAAGCCCCATCACGATTTCAGGGATAGCCTTAATCACTGTGGAAATGATTGTCGGCAAATCCTCAATGATAGACGTGAGCAATTCAACACCCGCGTCAATAATCATCGGGATTCCGTCAATAATGCCGGTGACAATGCTTATAAGCAAATCGGGCAAGAATTTCAGGATTTCCAGAATGATCTTCGGGCCGTCTTTTATCAGCGCCGTCAAAAGTTCATACCCGGCAATGACAAACTGAGGAATAGCGCCAATCAGCGCGGTTATCAGGTTTTCGATGATCTCAGGCACGGCTTCAAGCAGTTTCGGGATTGCCTGTAAAAGGCCGTCCGCAAGGGCTACGATGATTGCAAGCGCCGCCTCTACAAGGTTGACAAGCGTTTCGGGTTCAGTCAGCTTTTCCGCGATGGTGACAATCATTTCCGTTATTGCGGGTATCAGGTTTGGCAAGGCTTCAACAAGACCATCCGCGAGGGCGAAAATGATTTCAACCGCCGCGTCAATAAGCTTCGGCGCTGATTGGATAAGAAATTCAACGACCTTGAGTATGATTTGCACGGACGCATCGGAAATCTGTGGGATATTGTCAATGATTGCTGTGCCGAGCGCTTCAATTATGCCAAATCCGACTTCTGCAAATTCTGGCAAACGTTCAGTCATGGCCGAAACAATTGAATCAATGCCGGTTGACACGATATCAAGCCCGCCGCCGGTATTACCAGAAAAAATTTCCGTCAAACCGTCCATTGTAGTTTTAACGCCGGGCAAAAATTCAGATATTAAGTTGCGTTTCAGCCCAGAAAAGGCCGTGGACATGTCCTGCAAGCTGTCTTGATACGCGGCTGACGCTTTCACAGCTTCGTCGGACATAACGCCACCCAATTCATGGACACGCTGGCGCATAGCTTCTGTGTCTTCTGCGCTCGTGTTGAGCAGAGCGCCAAGCTCCGTAGCGCCACGCCCCAGAAGCTTACCGGCAAGATATGTTCGCTGTGTGTCACTCTCAACATTTTGCAAAGCCTCAATTGTCCTTGCAAAAAGATCTTCTTGGTTCAGCGATGCAAGCTCTTCTTCTGTGATGCCGAGTTCCGCAAAAGCCTTGTTGTTTGTCTCAGCGGCAGTAGCAAGCGTTTTCATACTGGCTTGCATTGCTTCAATAGATGTCCCACTATGCTGCATGATTGCGTCCCATTCTTGATATGCTTGAGCGCTCATGCCCATTTTTTGGCTCATCTTATCAATATTGTCACCGTAAGCGGCAATTTCGCCAGTTCCTTTTACAAGGGCGGTTCCGGTTGCGACAGCGGCGGTTGTAACAGCGGCAATGCCGGTTGCGGCAACTGCTCCGGCGGTTCCGAGCGCGGTTTTTAAGCCGCTTCCAAAGCTTTTGGCTTTTTCCTCACTATCTCCAAGCCCTTTTTCATATTCAGTTGAATCGAGTGTGAGTTTTGCAAAAAGATCAAATACAGAACCCAATTCAGACACTCCTTCTCAACTTGCCAGTTTCTTTTTAATCCGCGCCCTGCTCTCTTTTGGGTCAGGGGGCGGCTTTCTATTGGGATTCGGCAGCATATCCGCAAAGCGAATGTTCAAACGGTAGGCAATCTGCAATGCGTCTGTTACATATTGGCGGTATATGCGCTCCTCTTCTTGTTTTCGGAGTAATGATGGGAGCGAACGGATATAACCAATCGCTCCCATTTTTGAGGCGGCACAGATAGCGCAGATTACGCCGTCGGCTCCGTAACCGCCGATGATTTGAAAAAATCAATCAAATCCTTATCGTTGATGATTTCCCGCGCCTGCCGCATGGTGACAAGGATGTTTTGCGCCGCGATCTTCTCAGCAGTTGTGCCGTTGAGGGCGGCGAGAATGGCGTACACGTCGGCCTTGTGCGTTTGCAACAGGAAAGGAATGATTTCGTTGATCTTTTCCAGCCCCGCCGCGTAAATGCCGATAACGGACATATCTTTCAAATCGGCTTTTTTGCCGATCTTTTCCCGGCAATCCGGGTCTTTCAGGATGTTGGAAAACGCCGGGGTAATAGAAACGAGCACAGACGCGGCTGCATCTGTGCTCAGTTCGGAGAGTTTCATATCTTATGCCCTCTCATAGTAGGTCACGTTGCTGTCAACCTCGGTGTCTGTAGTCTTGCGATAGCTGTCGCCGACCAGGACAAACCATCCTTTCTCAGCGGGATTGTCACCGCTTGCTGGAGACACTGCGGTGTAGGTGTAGGCAGATGCCTCGCCGTCATCCTTTTCGAGGATGTAAAAGGCCATGGGGACTTTCTCAGGGTCGGACAAGGAACCGTGGGGCGTAAGCGTAAGCTCAAGCCCGCCCTTGCCCTTGTTGCGGGTCGTGAGCGACACGCCGCCGGTGGAAACGGTGTTGTCCATGACGACGACAAGAAGCTTGTCCTCATCGAACATGTCGCCGATCCAGTAGACAGACTGGAAATCCGCGTCATGATACAGCATGCGGCCACGGATACCGCCGTCTTCGCCGGTATCGGCAGCGCCGAGGGCGAATTTCAGCGCGTTTTCGTCGATTGTGAGGGAAGTGATAGTCAAGCCGCATTCCCAGCCGGTGATCTGCTTGCCCTCTTTCATGTTGGTGTAGGCGTTATTCACGTCCTCAAAAAAGTCCTGCGTCTGGGGTACGCAGGTGATTTTGTAGTCGCCGGTGGTATCGCAGATAATGTCCGCGTCGTTCGGCTCTACAGGGTTCGTCACGTCAAAACTTTTCAGCAGCAAGCCGCTGTTCATCTGCATTTTGCTTGCCGCGTCCGATGTGATTCTTGTAGCACGCCACATAGCGAAATCCTCCTTATTACACGGACAAAAATTCCGCGTTGATGTTAAAGTGAATACGGCGCATAGAAGCAGAAGCTTCCTCGCCGCTCATTGTCCCGACGGTGGCCATGTGCTGATACGCCGGGTTTCGGCGGGTTATCCAGATAGCGCCGCCGTCGTAGGGAATGAGCTTGCCGCCGTAGCCGATCGCGTCAAAGATTTCCTGCGCTTTTGCCTCAACAGTCGCCCAGGATGTGGACTTGTGCCAAAGATCGGCGTCAAGGGCTATCGTGCCGCCCAGCTCACCGACAGCATTCTCAAAAGAGATATAGTGGGACGGGTCGCCCAGCTCAGTCATGGTCTGCTCGTCGTACATGCTCTGTTCATCCACGGCAGTCCAGCCGAAAGACGCCCAAAAAGAATAGAGGGCTTGTGATTTTGTCATACAAGCCCCCCTATTCCGGGATGTCCCACTGTTCGACGGGATAGCGTGTCAAGTCCAAATCCGCCACTTTTGGCGTGGCGTTGGCGTTCGGGTCAGAAATGCGGTAAGTCCGCCCGGTGCTTTCCCGGCGGAACACGTCAAGGTGGTTGAGCTGGACGCTTTTTGCAACAAACAGCGCCCCGAACGTCTTGCCGGTCTGCACTGAGCCGATACGCGCCGTTGTGCCTTGATCGTCCTTGAGCGTCCCGGCAAATGTAGGGCCGTCCGTCCATGTTCGGATAAAGCCGCCGTATCCGTCGGAGGTCGCCGTATTGTTGAGCAGAGTAAAAGTTTCGTTTTCAGAGTCCAAAAGGCTCCCGCTGTTTTCCCACATTACAGTTTCCTCCACTTGTTCAGGCGTGCGCCGAACACGGTCTTGTAGTCCGCCGCCTTTGCCATATCCTCGGCGCTCTGCCGCTGATAGCTGTAGCCGGACGAGCTGAGATTTTCGGACGAATACGGGCCGAGCATCTTCGGGCGTGCGTTTGTGTTCCAGTCCTCAATCTCTCGCACAAGAGAAAGGAAGTCAGGCGGCATAGCCATAGCCCACACAGCGCCTGTAAAGCTCTCCGCTGCCGTTTCCGTGTCTGGGTAGACATGTACCCCATCGGCAAACACAGAGCCGATAACGCGGAAATACTGCCCTTCTGTGAGGCCGATAGCAACGCCGTTACAGAAAACACCGCCGTCCGCGTCAAGCGTGATGTGCCCGATGTAACGCGCCCTGTCAAACCAGTTGCGAATGTCCTGGCACAGCTCGGTTATTGTGTTGTCAACCATGCCGCCCGCCTCCTTACTGTGCCAGGGTTACATACTGCGCCATTACATAGCCGCCGCCCGCGACAGCAAGCCAGCCGCCCGGCGTGTCGATGCTGCTGTCAAGCGTGATCTGTTCTTTATCCTCAAGAACGCGGATAACAGGCGCATTCCGCGCCGGGTGTTTGCGGAGATTCAGCCCCGGCGCGGAGTTGACGGTTGCGGTGATCGTTGTAACGGCAGGGGCGGCTTCTTTCTTAGGCCGCGCCATGATTAACCCGCCGGGGTGCTGTCAGTGGCAATCCACAGAGAGCCGGGATTGTACAGCACTGGCATGAACAGAGCGCTTGCCTTTGTCCACAGCACAGCAGGGTCATGCTCGGCCCACTGAGTAATGGTAACAAACGGGCGCTGGCTCGGCTGAATGTTCAGCAGCTCGGGCAGATCGGCTTCCGGGGAATCACCCCACAGGCCGGTGGCAATTCTGCCGCCGTTGACGGCACCGAAGAAAGTGATTTTGTTGATCGGGAAATAGCGCTTGGTCTGCTGCGCGATAGCCCCGGCAGCGGTCAGCTTGCGATCATAGGCGTAGGTGTTGTCCTGCGTCAGAATGGTTTCAAGGCCGAATTCCTCACCGAGAAAATCAGTGAGAGCAGAGCGGCGGACAAGAGCGCCCGCGCCGTTTGCGCCGTTGATGGCTTTTTGAACAGAAATGTGCTTGCGCATCTTGGACAGCATAGCGCCGCTGGTGTAAATGCCGGTCAGCGTCACGCCCTGCGCCTTTGCAGCGTCGATGATGGCCTGAATCTGCTCCACCACGTCAGCGGCAGCGGCAAAGCTGATCGTCTGCGCTTTCTGCGCGGCACTTACGCCGTAATCCACAGTGAGGTCAAGGTTGTTTTCCTTGATCGTCACCTGGCCTGTTGCAAGCAGTTCATTTTTGGCGACGTGGGCGCGTGTAATGACCTGCTCAGCGAGATTAAAGCCGTCATTCATAACGTAGCGATACAGGTTATCATCACCCTGTACGCCGCTGCGGGTGAGAGCGCGGAGGCGCTCAGACTGATTGATTTTGACCTTGATAAGCCCCTTTTCGATGTTGTTGGTGTCGATGGGGACGCGCACGGTCTTCTGCGCCTCAGTGTCGAAGCTGTGGAACATGGCCATTGCGGGGATCTGGTTGGCGGCGGCAATGGACTGCCACTCGGCGACGAGGTTATCCGTGCGAATGTCGTCAATCAGCTGGTCGGCGGGGTCGCCGGGGCGGTTGGGATTGAACGGGACGGACAGCCAATCAGACTGCGGGACAAAGCCCAGAATGTTGTTTTCCCATTTGGTCGGCATGGTTATTCCTCCTCTCAGGTCTCGGTACCGTCGGCGGGCCGGGTAGTGGTCGGCGCGGCGGTCACGAACTTAAAGCCCAGCCCCTCAAGGGCGGTCTTTGCAGCAGACGCGGGTGCAACGGGCAGGCGGTCAAGATAGACCGTGCCAGCGGTAACGACAGAACCTGGCATATCGCCGCCGGTAACGTCTACATCCTCATACAGGATGCCGATAGCGGTAGCGTCGTTTGCAGGGAACAGCGTACCCATAGCGACGTGCTTGCCGCCGTCTGCGTCTGCGGTTACGCCGGTTGCGCTGATCGTGCGCGTTTCGCGGGTGCAATCCTCATTTTTCACGAGGAACCAGCCGGGAGCGTAGGTGTGCCCGGAAATGGCCGGGCGGTTGATGAAGCTCATTTGCTTTCTCCTTTCTGTGCGTTTGTGTTAGTTGTTTCGCCGTACAAGGCGGCGCGGTGCTGAGCGTAGAGCTGCGCGGCGCGGTTGCCATTGCCCGTGTCGGTGTTCATCCCGGCGGGCGGGGTCTGCGCGTGGGTCACGTTCTGCTCATTTGTGCGGATGTGCTCCGGCCATTCCTCGCGGAGCGCTTTGATATGCGTTTTTGGGTCTTTGATTTCGCCGTTTTCGTCAAGCTCGATGCTGTCCCATGAGGCGTACTTCACGGCGCGTTCAACGCCCTTTTCATCAAGGCCAGCGTCCTGCGCTACCTTGCGGTAAAGGGCTTCTTTTGTGCGCCGCGTTTCCTTTGCTTCAACGTCTTTCTTGTAAGCGTCAAAGTCCGCCTGGATTTTGGCGGCGTCGCCGTTCTTCTTCACGGCGTCCTGTGCTTCTTTAAGCTGCCGCTGTACCTCGGGCAGCTTTTCGGCGTCGGCTTTGTACTTTTCCGCCTGTGCTTTGAGACCTTCGACGGTCTCAGTGTGGGCGTCGATGATTGCCTGGTGTTTTTCTTTTTCGATGCCCAGCGCGTTCAGCAGCTCTCTTGTCAGTGCCATGTGTTACAATCTCCTTTTCTTTGGGGGCGTTTCATGCCCACGATTGTTATAAAATCCGCGTTTCTTTGCGGTTTTTACCGATAAATAAAAAAGAGGGGCCAACCTGTCGGAATAATCGACAAGTTGTAAAAGCAACAGCCGAGGATTGCTCGGGAATTGCTACCGCTTCAATATATCCTCAGCTATTTGTTTATATTCCGGGATGTTGTTTCCAATGCCATTTTTAAGCATATGTATAGGTTTCATGCCGCGCGTGATATGCCAGTTTCCATCTCTATCTTGATAGCGCCACGGCGTTTGTCTGCCCTGCCTCCCGTCATCGGATTCAAGGTAGATGCCGGTGCCGAACTCCGAATAAACGGCATACTCGATGTCGGTTCCGACGTAAACGGCGCTTTCTGATTCTTGCACTTGATGATTGATACTGTTCCGCATTGCGCCGGTATCGACGCGGCTTTCCGCAGTTATGACATTTTTGACATTGGTAACGCCTTGCTGTCCCCATGCCTCTAAGATTTGTGCTTTTTTCTCTTCAAGCGCTCGTAAAATGTCGCCACTATGATCTTCAATACGGATGGTAATATCAGCCATTGCGTTTTGACCTCTTCGGCTCTGGCGTCGCTTCAAGCCATTCCCCAAAGCTCATGTCGCCCATTTTGGGCGATTCCCGGATTGTATCATGCTCATAACCTTCGATATATGAAATCAGCGTACAGCGGCAATTCCAGATTTCCGACTGTGGCGCGTCGCTTATTCCTGTGCAATCAGCGGGGTAATAGATAGTGTAACCGTCCGGCGTATGGAACGGTTCATCTACGGTCGTTCTCTGCCCGTGCATGAGGCGGTGAGCATGGCGTGTTCTGCCGTCAAGCGTCGCTTGCCATTCGATAGTGAGATGCACTCCGAGCTTTTCAGCCCTGCGGAAGCTTTCATACCGCCCGGCGTTCTGGGCGCTTGTGGTCATCGTCCTGGCATAGCGTACACTGGCGTTATAGTCCATCTCAGCCACGCTGCGCAAACGTTCAGCCACTTTATGCGGCGGTTCACCCTGCAAGATGCCTTGCATCACGGCTGATTGTATCTTGCCCTTCTCCCATTGCATCGCCTTGTTTGCGGCGATCTCGGCGGCTTTGCGCGGGCTTGGCGGCGGCATAAGCTGTCGCGTGTCTTTCAACAGGTATTCCGCCGTGTCATGATTGTACAAGGTGAATCCAGCGTCAATCCGCGCGTCATGCTCGATCTGATAGGCGGCAAAATTGGCATTGAGCGCGTACACGTCGGGCATTTTCTCCCCGGCGATTTTGAGCGCAATGTTGCGGGCGTTTTCAAGGTCAGCGGCAAGGACATCTTTCATTGCTTCCCAACGCTTGCCGACGGCCTCATGACGAAAGCGCCAGTCGTTGTATTCTTTCTGCGTGATCTTGCCAGCGTCAAGCAACGCCTTTTGCTGCTTCTCTTGCTCGGCGAACTGTTCAGCCCATGCAATGTATTTTTTCTGCATGTCTCGGCTTGCTTTGGCGTACTCTTCAGCAATGAGCTTTTCAAGCTCGTCAAGCATTTCATCGGTAGCGCGATGCGCAATATCGGGAGTGTTCGGCATTACTCAGCCGCCTCGCCCTCTGCCGCCTTTCGCGCCTCTTCCAGCTCTTTTAGCCGCGCTTCGGCTTCTTTCAGACGGTTTGCGTTCTCAGCGTCCATCTCTTTTAAGATTTTGTCTGCCTGGTCGCCGTCACCCAAAATTTCAAGAATCTTGCGCGTGACATAATCGTTGCCTAAATACTGAGCGGACGCAATGACATTATTGATCTGCTCTGTCTTATTGCTGACTTGCGACCTCGTGAATGTCGGCGTTCCCTGCACACCCGCGACTTCCATTATGCCGTGTAGAAAATCAAGCACACAGTATTCAAACTGGTCTACTTTGCTGTTGAGTGGGTCATACGCCGCGTCAATCTGCGTTGCTGTCACGTTCCCGGCGGCTATGTCTTCTGTTTTGGTCGCCATGAAGTCCCGGTAAAGATCGTCTTCCAGACGGTTCAACAGCGCTTCCCGGCTGTTATAAGGCGCTTCGACGCTGGTTGCGGCTGCACTCGCGCCGCCATCGTTTACAACTGCGGCTTTTACGGTCTTCATGTGCTCAATGAATTCAATAAGGTCTTTGTCAGTCATGCCGCCTGCGTTATTGATCGTCCAATAGATATAGGACGCTTCATCAACGCTGTTTGCAAAACCACTCTTGATAAGGTCGTAGCAGTCGATATTGCCCAGAAGTCCTATGATTTCGCTTTGATGCTGCTGATTGCCCCACATGGGAACAACAGGGAACCCGACATAGTTTTCACCATATTCCTGCGCCGCTCCCGCCGCTCTCTCTGCCGGGGAACCGATAGTGCCGGTTTTATAGGCTTGCTTTTGCTTGAGAATTGCGCCATTTTCACCCGGCCTCCACACCATTTGAGTGTACCCATCCGGCTCATAGAGCGTTCCAAACAGCGGCTTGTTCGTGTCAAGCTGCCAAAAGCGCACACCAGCGGGAAAGCTTCCCGTGTCTTCATCGACTAAAGGCGCGTAACAAGCGCCGTTCTTGTCATAGACCGGAAACGGTGTCAGCCTGTCATTGTCCCAAAAGCCAAAAGACAAGCCCGCCGACAAAGCATAGCGGGCAACGATGGTAAGTTTGTTATCAAACTTTTCTCCGAGCTTTTCCTTTGCGCCCTGCTCTTTGAATGTCACGCCATTTGCAAGCAGCGTCTGAACCTCCTGAGTGAGAAAGCGGTTAAAAAAGCCAGATGCAAGGCGATAGTTGCTGCTGAATGTATCTGGCACCTTTGCGCCGTCTACGCGATAGATAAAGCGGATGAACTGCGTAATAGCGCGGTTCTGCTTTCGGTCGTATTCGTCGCCGAGCTTTGCAATTTCATACAGTTCACTTTGCTTGTGCTGCTCTATAACTTGTCGGCAAAAGTCCACGCGCTTTGCATCATCATTGCCGAGCGCTTGTAAATCTTGATATGTGAGCAAGTTGTCACCTCAGTTCCATAGGGGCTTGTATTCTATGCCGCTGCCGCGATCATAGTACCGCGCGATACAGGCCGCACTATCCGGCGCGTCATCATGTTCAGCGCTCTCCGTATAGCTCAAAATCTGCGCTATATACGCTTTGTCCGTTCCTTGCAAAAAAACAACATTTCCCCACCATTTGCGGAGGAATGTTGAAATCTTTAAGAACTTGTTCATGTCTTCGTAGTACGTCCCGGCGCTGTAACCCGCCCGCTTAATCTCTTTTGCAAGATAGCCTTTGTCAGCGTTTGTCTCACAGCGAATAGGAGCACACAAAAGCCGCTTTGCCTCTTCGATGCAAGTTGAAAGGACTGTATCAACATGTTTAGGCCACATGCGCCCATACAAATACAGCGTGTCGCCCTGGCGCTTGCCGCACGTAAAAGCGGTAAAGTCTTCACCGCCGTAAGCCGCGTCTATATGGGCTATGCCGTCACGTAGCAGTGTTTCATCATCTGTATAGCGCGGATATGTAGTGAATAACGCGCCATCAGCGGCTACCCATAGACCGTTTATATAGCGGTCATATAAAACCGTTCCGTCATATTCTTTCTTGAGATTTTCGACAAACTCAGGAGATAGAAACGGGTTATCATCAATCGTGTATGCCTGCTGGTATATATCCGCGTCGGACTGTAAGAACTCATAAAACCAGTGTTGCGGGCTGTCCGGGTTGCAAGTGCCGTCAAATAAGCTATACGGCTTGTCAAGACGCGATTTGAGCATATCAAACACGTCAGGCGACCATGTGACAATCTCATCACCGTAGCAATATTTGATAGATGAACCGCGCAAGCGGTCAACATGGTTTGCATTGTCCGCGCCGAGACAAAAGACGCGCTGCCCAAACATGATGCAGCTGTTGTCGCTTCTTATATTGCCAACACGCTTTGCGCCATAGATTGACTGCATCGGTAATATCACGTTGCGGCGGATCGTCTCGCGGGTATTGCCCAAAATAACATTCAGCCCGTCTTTGCCTTCCCCGGCAAGTAAACGCTTGGGGATAACGAAGTAGTCCATATAGGTCTTCCCGCTACGTGTTGCGCCTGTTTTGATGTTCCAGCGGTGATTTGCTTCACGCCAAAATTGGCGCTGCATTGGGCTAAACGTTACTTTGCTCATCCAAATCACCTAAAAGCTTCATCAACGGGTCGTCAGCGACAATCTCATCCTTTGACAGTTTTTCAAGCGCCAATATCATGTCCATAATACTGTAATCAACAGTCATGCGCTTGTTGCCGTCCTGTATGTGCTGCCGAACGTGTGTGCCGCCGTTCAATGGCATTTGTTCAATTGCCCGCTTTAGGCGGTCTATCAATAGCCCCTTTGCCTGTTCAAGCTTGACGGCGTTGGATGCTGTTTCATTTGCCTTTTTTTGTTGAGCTTTTGTTATACTTTTGTTATATGTTTCGTTTCTTTGTTTTGCCCATTTTTCAGCATTGGCCTTTTGAGCAAGAGTTCCGAAAGAAACGCCATATTTAGCGGCAAGCTTGCGCTGACTGATTCCGCCCGTGATGTACTCAGCTCGTATTTTTGCCCAATCGGGTTTAGACACGCGCCATCACCGCCCAAATCGGTCACGGTAAAGCGTCTTTTTCCAGCCCTCGTATTTTTCCCGCGTTACCGTGTCACGCTCACAGTTTTCTCGACAGCCTTTTTGCTGTGCGTGGCAGACACAGCGCGTATTGCCGTTTACAATTTTCAGATAAACTGGGATTCGCTCTGTTGTCTGCATGTCGCCTCCTGCTTTCGCTTATGCAAAAGCCCCCGGTTTCCCGGAGGCTTATTATGAATATAAAAGTTGCTTTTGCAGCTTTTTCAGCCGCTTTCCGTAGTCCTTGCGTAGCTTTTCACTGTTTGCTGTGTTGATTGCCTTTTTCAGCCGCTTGCATTCGGCTACTACTTCGGCGCGTGTCATGTGTCCATTATCTCATGAACGCCGAAAAGCTGAACCGCTGCGGTCTTACGTTGTATTTCTTTGCCAGCTCTTCGGACTTCTGATTAAAGCGCTCAATATACGGCTTTAAGCGTTTTTGCGCTTCTTTCTTGTCAATCTCGCCCATGCGGTAAAGGTCGCGTGTCTCCATCGCGGATTGCCTCAGTTCTTCGTACATGTTAAACGCCTCCTTGTCTTTCCTTGGAAGCATTGTAACATAATTATTCGCTTTTGGCGAGACTCTTTCTGTGCTTTTACTCGTTTTCTTGATCTTCTGCCATGCTATCCAAATCAGGCAATTCTACACCCCCAATGCGGTCTGTGGCCTTTTTCGGACTGCCTTTGCAGAAAACAAGCATATATTGATGTGTGCGCCCCATCTTCCGGGACGATTGAAACGGCTTCCCCGCTCTTATCGGCAAGCTGCCAATCGGGGTAACAATGATGAAATTGTTATAATACCGCGCCCCGGCGCTTTCCATTGCTTGAACGGTAAGCCCCACAAGGTCACGGAGAAAGCCGCTTTTGTCGCGGTAATTGCCAACTACAACAGCGGCAAATCTGTCTTGCTTTAACATGCTGACAGCACGGCGTAATATTTCTTGATATGCCTTGTCGAAGTCTGCGTCTGACATGTTGGATATATCGGCGGGATCTTCGCTGTATATTTCAAGATTGCCATAAGGCGGACACGTCAAAAGGAAATCGTATTCGCCCGGTGCAAGTTCCTTGATGTTCATGCTGTCGCCGCAAATCCAAACAGGCATATTGTCCTCGCACATTGCCTCGCCTTGCTCTACATTTGCGTCAATTTGTTCTTTCCGCAAATCTACGCCTGTATAGTGCCTCCCGAGTGTGTTTGTGACAATGCCCCGAACGCTTCCGCCCGCGAAAGGGTCTATTATAAAATCATCGGTTTTTGTAAACCATGATATGATTGTCTCAGTTAAAACCGGGTCAAAGATTGATGTCCCTGTATCGCTCAATCTTCCACCCCCCCATTCATAACGAGGTAATCTTTTTCAAATTCCTCATTGCTAATACTGCGGCCAAGCTGTTTTTCAACAGCTCTCTTTTTCCGCATATAGTCCGGCTCAATAGCCGCCTTGCTTTCAAAGAGCGTCCCCATTTACTTCATTCTCCTGATCTGTTCGCGCCTTTGTATTAAGCCGTCGCTGTATGCTTTGCTTTTGTCATGTAACTGTTTAGCTTGCTGTTGTTCTTGAAAGCTTTCGCTTTCTCTGAGGCGTTCAGCGCCCCCCCCGCGTTTCTGTACGAAGTTTGCCTCCGGGTTGCTCCTTGAATTGTAAGCAAGTCCCCCCCCCGCGTCCTATTTCGCTGTGCAATCCCTTTTTGACCCATGCGCGTTTTCGCGCCAGCCAATCAGGCTTATTTGCATATATTACGCTGAAAGGCGGGACTAAATACTTTGCGGCAAGGCTTTCTTTGTTCTCTGCTTGATCTTCATAATCTTCGCTGATTTCATCATCGTCCGGCGTGTCTTCATCCCCGCCGCCGAAATCAAAATCAAAATCGAACCCGTCAAAGCTCAAATCGGCAAGCTCGGCTTCCAGCGTGTCCCAGTCCATGCCCGTCTCGGCGTTCGTCTGATTGTCGGCGATTCTCAGTTCCCGGATGTCCTCATCGGTCAGCTCGTCGGCGGTCTTGTCGATAACGTGATACGGCATTTCACAGCCGATTTGCAGGGCGGCGAGTCTGCGCCCGTGGCCGATAACAAGCACATTGTCAGACGTGATAACCACATCCTGCTGCCAGCCGAAGCGGTTGATGCTGTTGACAATGTTCTTGATCTGCCGGTCAGTGTGCTGCTTTGCGTTCCGTTCATAGGGCGTTACTGTTGCCGGGTCAATCCAGTGTTCATATTTGCTATGGTCAAAAGCCTTTGTTTTCTTTGCCATGTTGTTTACTCCCGATTATGATAAAGCAAGGCGCGGAGGAATTACCCCGCGCCTTTTTGATGCTGTCAGGCTCCCGCCACAGCCTTTGGCTCTCGCGCATCCCGCGCGTTTTGACAGCTTTCCCGCGTCCCCGACAGGGACGTACTCATTAATACGGCAGAGCCGCGCCATAGGGCAGGAAGCACCGCGCCGCCAATGCCCAAAACGACGCTTTAAGGAACCCTATGAGCTTTCCAAGGCGACCCTTTTACCGTGGCTTACGATCATCGACGCACGGCCCACCGGGGCGCATTGCGTCCGCGTCAATGCTGGAACGCAAGGCCGGACTCCCACCGGCACCGCCCGCAATGACCACGCTCTACAGCGCGTCCGTTGCCGGAGTGCTAAAATTACACTACTCGCGTATAAATGGAGCTGTTGGAGGGCTTCGATCCCCCGACCCGCTGCTTACAAAACAGCCGCTCTTCCTGACTGAGCTACAACAGCGTAACACGCCCGCCGGTGTCAAAAGCGGGCGCTATAAAATTGTGTGCCGATTTTCACGGCGGTCATGTAGCCCGAACGCTTCCGCGTTTGACCCGTGTGGCAGAAGGATGAAAAATGGAGGGAAACACGCAAGAGAGCAAGCGTCGGATTTATCCGTCCCGCTTTTCTTTCATGATACTGTTTATATCACAAAAGCTGTGAGCACAGTACCAAGTTTTGCAAATATTTTCAGATCATCCCCAATTCGTTTGCAATGTCGTAGAAAAACGCCTCGCGATATCTGTAAAAGCCCGTCCTGGAAACGCCGATGGTGTACAGTTCTTCATAAGGCTTTTTCTTGCCGGATTTGCAATTGATGATAATAGCATCCCGCAATGCAACGCGCATTTCGTCCGGTAATCCCGCGCCGATTCTGTCCCGCGCATGTTCGACCGCCCGCATATCACGCACCCATGGCAAACGCTCCACGTCTTCAAGGCGCATTTCTTTGTCCTCTGTCGTGCGGCTTGCCACATGCGCCCCTGCTGTGAACGTGCGGCGCTCTTCAAAAATTGGCTTGCCGTCCCTGTTCTGTCCTACTTTGACTTTATAGGTGCTGTAATGACCGCCGCTGCCGTCTATGATCGCCTGTCGCATTTCTTTGTAATCCTGGCGGCATCGTTCGTACCCGCGCACAAGCCAAATACAGCGGACTTGCACATCACGGGGAAGCTTCACACGTTCCATCGTTCCATCCGATCTTGCAAGCCTCGCACGGTTCGTCCTGCTGTCCTGTCAGCGTGATAATCTCCGCCTTTTGCGCTTCAACCGTGTCAAGCAGTTCATCAATTGCGTCTGCTGCTTCGACAAACAGCGGGCCGAGAATGTGGCGCTGATATTTCCGCAATGTTGCAGCTAAAGCGCGTTTGTCCTTATGCACGTCAATCTCCCCCTTCATGGAAACATTCATATTGCGTCCCGTGGCGCTCTGTTTGATACGCCAACCTGTACCATCCGTGCGCCCGGTGGACGCGCTCAACAACGCCCTTGACGCGCTTTTGTGCCGCTTGCTTTCGTGATTCATCGGAGCCGTTGCAGCCCGTCCCCCAGGCTGTCGGCGTGAAGGTGATAACGTCGCCTACTTCGTGCACTGTTCCACCTCCTGTCTCAGCCACTCCAATGCGCATTTATCACAGTCCCATATCTGACAGCGCTTTGTTTCTGGGTCAACCGGCGCGTCCGGCTTGCACCACGGCGAATCTGTAACGCGCTCAACAAGCCAATGGGCAAACTGTTCATCGCTCATGTTTCTTATGCAGTCGGCTTTGGTCTTTTTCCTTTTAAGCGCTTCGGCGCGTCGGCCTATATCGTCTAAAACTAAATGCCACGGTACTTCTGCCATCACTCGCCCTCCTGTTTCTTGCGCAGAGCCGCAAGCTCAAGGTCGATGAAATGGAGCTGTTGCGCTATCTCTTTCAACTGTGTGCATATTTCGGAACATGATACTCCAATAACCATGCACAAAAACCCTAAAATAACAGGCATATCACTCGCCCTCCTCCGTCTTTCGTCTTTTGGCAGCTCTGAGCAGTTGCTTTACACAGCTATCATGAGCGTCAATTGTTATCCATTCAGCTACCCACCAGCCTTGTTTGCGCTCTCTGATTATGTATGTCTTCTCGCCGTCATCTAATGGCAGCGGGAGTCCGCACAGATCGCACACCCGAATGGTACTCATTCTACTCGCCCTCCTCTGCCAGGATGATAGTGGGAGCATCGTCAATGGTTTCAAGAAGCTCTCTGGCATCATCGCGGGAGAGCATATTTTCTTTGATGAACAATTGAATTTCTTCCGTCAGTTTATCAGCGTCCACAAGCCTCCCATACGGCGGGACGGGGACGAGAGGGCAATTGTCTGGGCGCTTTTGAAATTCACACCACAATCCGATTGTTATGGAACATGCATCGCCATGAAAAGTGTCTGCGTGACGCAATCTGCAAAATCCACAGCTTTTCGGCATCTCTATGTTGATATAAACGCCCATCAGCTTTGCACCCTTTCAAGTTTCCCGCACGGGCGCATTTCATGGCACTTGCCGTTGTACTGACAGGCCGGGACAAGCACATCGGCAAATTCCGGGTGATTGATAATCACAAGTTGACACATCATTTTTACCACGTCCCGCGTTTCCTTTGCCGCCAAATTGCATAAGCGTTTGTTGGCAATGACACACAGTTCTTCAGCGTTCATAGCCCAGATCATATTTACGGGCGTGTCTTGCCGTGCGGCGTTGCGGTCATAATCGCTTTGCCTGTCGTTGCGCTGACTCCGCACAAAGGGCATTGCGTGGACATGGCGGGCAAGGTGGACGCTCACCCAAGAGGGAATGTCTCTCAGCTCAAAGGCAAATTGCAACAGGCGAATCGGGCTGTGCCGCGCTTCAAGGATTGACTTCTTCCACTCCATTGACGGCGCTGTTTTGACGCTCTTGCCGACCGTTTCAAGCGCGGCGCGTTTGACAAGCATCCAGTCGGCATCTGTCGGGGCTTTTATCAGTTCAATTTCCATTTGTGGTTTACCTCCAACTTTTTCAAGCGAGTTTTCGCGGAAAACTCATTTTTACAAGGGAGTTTATAGCTTGACCTCCCTTCCATCCGGTGTCCGCATTGAGAAATCATAGCGCTGTTCACGCGGGACATAATGCCGCCCGCAAGCCCGCTTTAATGCTTCCTCGGTTTTGGCTACGGTGTATTCGTTGTCTGCTGTGTCCGCTTTTTCCAGCTCTTTTGATTTCGGCGTATTTCGCGTCGAACAGGTCACGGAATCGCGCTTGCCTGTCCTCGCCGAAGCCGAAACCGTCCGCAAGGACAAGCGCCACGGTATCAAGTACCTCCTGCTGCATGTAGGCGATGACTTTTACCGTCCACATGGTTTTCTCGTCTTGCTTTCGCTGTGCGAATGTCGCGGCCTGTGCCGAGCCTTTCTTGATTCCCTGCTTTTTACTCATGCTCTGCATCACCTTTTGTCGCACTGTCGATCATCCAGTCAAGGTAGACTTTCGCCTTTTTTAAGTCTTCAACTCCGCCTTTCTGACGCCAGCGCCAGATGTATTTGAGACAGTTCCCTTTGCAATAGTCCTGAAAACCGTCACTTGTCATGCTTGATTTGATTGCTTCTATGCACTCAATCCCGCCCTGAGTATAGTGTGACGGATGATTTACGTTATCACTCTGCATTAAAATCCCTCCATAGCATGGACGGCTGAACACCGTGATTGCCCTGGTACTTTCCGCTTCTGTACGGCACATAATCGCCGTCGATAGTGTGATAGTAGATCTGGCATATCTCCACGCCCGGATAAATTCGCACGGGCTGGACGCACGAGAGCTCAAGCGTCCAGTACCCGTCAAAGCCAACATCCCCGAAGCCAGCCGTTGCATGGATGAAGATGCCCAACCGCCCGACGGAGGATCGTCCCTCCAGCATCGGGACATAGCCATCTGTGCGCGTCCGCTCCATCGTGCGGCCCAAATACAGCTTGCCCGGCTCAAGTATCAACCCGTCCTCCGGTATGGTCAGCGTCTGGTACGGATTCTTCCTCTTCATGTCGAGTATTCTTCCTTTGTAGAAAGCTATACATTCTCCATAAATGTTTGTGCCGCGGTATTCTGTGCTATATACCAACAGTTCGTCCGCAAGCCGCAAATTATAGCTATTCGGGTTCAGCCGCTTTTCATCAAAGTCTGAAATATAAATGCGCCCGGCCTTGACTTCCTCGGCAATCTTTAATCCTGAGAGGATCACGTGCCGCCCTCCTTTACCGTGAAAGTCTGGTTAATGGCCATGCTCAACGCCTGGACAAACTGCTCATTTTGCGATTCCTCGTTGAAGCCGAGCATAACAAGTGCCCCATGCAGCCACTCATGGCAAAGAGCTTGCTGCTGCATCGCCTCCGGCATGTCCTTATTGATTTTTATAGCGGCTTGCGTGTATTCGATCTCGCCAAAATGTGAATCAACCGTGAAATTGTCTTTGCAGAGCGTTACCGTGTGCGGCACTCCGCAAATGTTGATTGTTGACGGTATCACGTCTTTTCTTTCACCTCCCTCACAACGTCCGACACGCGCATCTCCACCCGTGGCCGCTCTGAGTACACTTTTGACGCTGAGATACACACTACCTGCGCGTCGTCCTCATAAGCTATGCCGTTGATAGCGTCAAGCACGGCCTTTACAACATTGTCAACATCTGGCTTCTTGCATGGCAAGATCGCGCCGCTGAGTTTCCTTTCACGCTGCCGCTTGCTGTCTGACTGCGGTATTCCGTAATAAGCGCGGATTTCAACTGTGACAGGAATGTGCCGCTGGAACTTTCGCCCTTTTGCCGCCATTTTGTACAGGAAAGCAACCTTGTTTTCATAAACCCGTGTTTTGGGCGGCGTGTACGCTGTCCCGGCCTTGGTGAATTTCGGGCGTCCCTTCCCAACAGGTTCGCCCGGTATCGTTACGGTGATGGTCACGGCAATTCCTCCACATACATCCAGCTTTGCGGGGGGGCGCGTGATTCCCGCAATGCAAGCGTACTCTTTCTTGCTCCTCCGCTTGCACGTCCCGCAATCTTCGCTGTGAACACAAGCGCGTTGGAAATCTGACAGTGTAAGCGGATTATTGTAGACTTTCAGCTCTGAAATGTGCCAGCCATATATAGTGCCGTCTGGCGCATATTCACGCTGTTCCTCAACCGTTACGCAAGCATGATGTTCAAAGTACACGTCATGTTCTCCATGCGAGTCCGTCATGATCTCATCGCACACAAACTCGCCGATAACATACCCATTCAATTCTGAAACGCGGCTGTTCTCTTTCAAGTCGATTTCAAAGCTATTGCACGGCTGGACTTTTCCGTTGACTGAATACAGCGTGTCGCCGTTATTGGTGCAATAGATGTAGCACTTGAACGGTGTCTTGATTTGCGGGCGCGTCTTTCGGATTTCTATGGTCTTTTCGCCGTTGGCGATCTTTGCGCACCATTTCGGTCGAATGGAAATTAAAACGGCTTTGCTCATTCTTCCACCTCCAATACGATCCCGTTCGCAAGCTCCCGCCTGTCGCCCGGTTTCACCCGCAAGCACCAATTAGCCGCCTCGACAGCATCGGCGCGTTCAGTGTGTAACATTTGCAACTCCGCCACGATTTCCCAATAGCGCCATGTATCAAAGCGCTCGGTTTTAGCCGGGGAGCGGATTGTCACAAGGACGTTCCGCTCCTTCTGTTGCTGTTTTTGCTTTGCCATGATTTTTTTATCCTTTCCAGTCTCAAATCCGCCACAGCGGGATTGAAGCCGCATCTGCCGCATTGCATTTGGCACTCGTTCACGGGCAGCATTTGGCGGTCACGAGCGGCGGCTTCGTCCCAATCATAATATTCGCACGGTCTCACGATTTGTCCCCCTTCATAATGTCACTTGTAGCGCCTTCACAAGCGCCCAGAACGCCGCCACTGTAAACATCCCCATGCGCACAGGGCGCGGTAAAAACTCTACCAGCGCCCCCCATCGCGGCGGCTATAAGCGCAGTTAAGATGATGTTCATGTTGTGAACGCTTCCTAAAAAAGCGTTGTTTGCCGCATTTCATTTTCCGCATTCTTGATGTTCTCTACAGCCGCGTCAAAGTATGCGGGTTTCAGTTCGATACCGATGCCCTTACGTCCCATCTTGATTGCCGTGTAGACCTCAGAGCCGATGCCAAGGAACGGAGTAAACACCACGTCGCCCGGATTTGAGTACATCCGCAAGCACCGCTCAATGACCCCCAACTGTAAAGGGCAAATATGCCGTTCTGATTCATCGTCTTGTGGCATACGCGCATTGAGCGTATCGCTCTGGTTAATGTCCCACCATACAGGCGAATTGAGTTCATCCCAAATAGGGCTTGCGTATTCCTGCCAGTCAGCTACTGGGAAACTCTCGTTCGTATGCGTTACGCGGTTCGGATTCTCGCCGGGTTTCCGCATGAACACAACGTAATCGGGAATACCCATGCGCGACATGCAGCTATCTTTTTTGAGCTGCTTGTGGAGAAGTCCAAGTGCCTTTGTTCTCTGCATCGCCGTTACAGGATTCTTCCAGATACACACTTCTGCATGGTAGATAAAGCCGACTTCTTGAAATGCACGAATCAAATCACCACGAAAGTCTCTGATTCCGATGTAGCCGTCTTTCTCTTTGCTTGTGGGAAGATTCATACAATGCACAGCCATAATGCGTCCAGGCTTCAAGATACGGAAAAGCTCTTTCGTGATGAAAGAAAAATGAAGGAAAAATTCATCATCGTCTTTGCAGTTGCCGAGATCGCGGTCACTGTTACTGTATGTATATAGCGAAGAAAACGGGGGAGAGTAGATTTCCATGTCTACGCTGTCGCTGTCGAACATCTTGATAGCTTCTGTCGTGTCAGCGTTGTACAGTGCCGCATATTCATCCGTGTACTGATTCAAAATCTTTATGCTATCCATGTGGGTTTCCTCATTTCCTCAATAGGTTTGTATTCAGTGGTAATGCGCGTTGTGTGCTTGATTTCCGAAAGTGTTACTTCACGCATCAGCGCGGTCATTTGTTTCTGCATTTCGTCCATCTGCGATTGCTTGCGCGTGATGTTATCAAGCACGTTCATTTCTTTCTCTGACAGGATTATATAGACGTTTACAGGCTCTTTCTGCCCAAACCGCCAGCATCTTCTTATTGCCTGATAGAATCGCTCATAGCTGTCTGACAGGCCGCAGAAAACCATGTTATGACAGCTCTGGAAATTCGACCCAAACCCAAAAATCGCCGCTTTACTGACAAGGGCATGTATAGAACCGTCTGCAAAATCAAGGCTTGCTTGCGCTTTGTACTCAGGAGAATCAGCGCCTTTGACTTCTACGCAATGGTCAATTTTCTTTTTGAGTACCGCGCTTTCATCGTTGTAATCGCACCAGATAAGCCACTGTTCCCACATTTTGCTGTTTGCAAGGTCAGCCGCTTTATCTGTCCTATCTTCCAAGCTTTCTTTTCTCGCGTTTCTGCGTTCGTCAAGCGTTTCCGCAAGCTGTACAAATAGCGTTCCTTCGTCCGGTTCGCTCTCCGTGAAAATCTTCTTGATATTCAGTGGCGGCAAATCATATCCTTCACCCTCATAACCTAAGTCTTTAGGGCTGTTGAAGTAGATCGCCCATGTAGCAAACCATTCCCAAAACTTATTAACGCCAGCTTTCTTCAAGCGCCATTTTGACGTATCGCCGCTGTCGTGGATAAAGTACGTTGCAAGCATCTCTGTACGGCTCATAATGCCGA